TTAGATGATATTAACTTCTTGTTTTAAATCTTCAAAATCAGCATGGACATATATTTCAGCGGTGGTTGAATAGTTAGCATGCCCAAGAATCTTTTGAAGCATTTCAGGCCGCGCGCCTGACTTAGCCATCATCGACGCAAAAGTATGCCGTGTACAATGTGGATTCTTCCTCTCAATACCCAAAGATTCCAACAGTGGATAATAATCTCGGGTCCGAAAATTGTTAAGGTCGATAGGGGCACCACTTCTGTTTGAAATCAAATATTTGCCCGGAGTTTCAAGCCAGTTTTTTATGTAAGGATAGATTTTGTCATGTATAGGTATAATTCTGTTTCGTCCGGCCTCAGTTTTTTCTCCACCAATCATGTAATGTTCATCCAGGTAGACATTTTTTTGAAGCATTTGGAATAACTCATTGATACGCATGCCTGAATAAAGCAAGACAAGAATAATCTGTGCCGACTGCTGATCATCCGCAGCGAATAATTTTTGAATATCTTCGCGGGAGAAAATGTTCTTTTCCTTCTTTATTTCCTGATCTAGTTTGATATATTCCCCATAGTTTCGGTTAATAAGTTCTTCCTGCATTGCCTGTTTACATAACTGACTGGCAAGCTGCTTGATCTTCTCTTTTCCGCTCCGGGAAAGCGGCTTGGCGGCTGCGGGATCAGAAGATTTTTTGTAAGCAGTATCAACAATCCTTTGAAAATCTATGGTTTTAATATCTCGCATCCTTATTTCTTTGATCGGCTCCATTCGCCTCCATGCATTAAGATATCCTTCTTTGCCCTTTTCACCCAAATCACGAAAATGCGAATCTTTCCAACGTTCGTAAACTTCCTCTAATGTATCGTTAAATCCCATAGGAATCCCGCGCTTAACGATTTCCTCAAGTGCTTCTTGAGCTTCGGCACGTGTAGCAGCGCAACAAATAATGTTTTTGTTTAACGCAGCTACCCATGGCTTTTTGCGCCGGCCGGACAATTTATAGATGGTTCCCTGCCCATTGGCTCGCTTGAGCGGTTTAGCGGTTTGTCTTATTACTTGTTTTTTACCACAATACATACAATACAGAGATCCGTTAGGAATAACGGCACAGCACTTCATGCACTCCATGATCTTCCAGGGCCTCCTTATAGAAATTTTTTATCAGGATGCGCCGTAATACCCCTTGCTTTAGCTGTGGGGATATAAGGCGCAGTTGAACTTGATTTGTGCAAAAGGTATAATAGATACAAATAATCAGAAAGGATGAAACAGCCGTGAAGATGGTTAAAACCTATCGGTATAAGCTGTACAACAGCAAGCGGAACCGCCACTTGGATGAAGCCATCAACACGGCTGCCTCCATCTGGAACTACTGCATTGCCGTCCACCGGCGCTATTACAAGCTGTATGGCAAGCATCTGTCGGCCAACCGGCTGAAGAAGCATATTGCCAAGCTGAAAAGACGCCGTTTCCCTCAGTGGAATAAGTTGGGCAGTCAAGCCGTGCAGGATGTTGTTGAACGGGTTGATCGTTCCTACAAAGCGTTCTTCCAGCACCATAAGCAGAAGCGACGGGGACGGAAATCTCCTCCCGGTTTCAAGAAGCGCAGGAGGTATTCTTCCTTCACACTGAAGCAGGCGGGCTACAGATTTCACGACGAAAGCAACATCGTCACCATCATGGGCAAGGACTATAAGTATTGGAAATCCCGCCCTTTGGAGGGGAAGATCAAAACCGTCACAGTGAAGCGGACTCCCCTCGGTGAGTTTTTCATTTTCGTCGTCTGCGAGAAAGAAGTGAACCAAGTACTGCCGCGAGCAGGTAAAGCTGTCGGGTATGATTTTGGCTTAAAGCATTTCCTCACCGCAGACGACGGAAGCGCTATTGACTCTCCAGAGTGGTACAAAGCCTCGCTCAAGGAGCTGCGGCAGGCCCACAGGGCGCTGTCCCGCTGTCAGAAGGGCAGCAACAATCGAAGAAAGGCGCTGCTCCATCTGAACAGGGTATATGAGCGCATCAGCAACAAGCGGCGGGACTGGTTCTTCAAACTGGTAAACCGGCTTGTGGGAGAAAACGCCGTCATCTGTCTGGAGGATCTAAACCTTGACGGGATGAAGCGCCTGTGGGGCCGCAAGGTGAGCGACTATGCCTTCGCTGAATTTGTCGGCATACTGGAATATGCCGCAAGCCAAGCGGGGACTACAGTCGTAAAGATCGACCGCTGGGCGCCATCCAGCAAGGTGTGCCATATCTGCGGCGGCAGGAATGACAGCTTGTCGCTGGACACCCGTGAGTGGGATTGCCCACAGTGCGGCGCCCACCTCGACAGGGATGTCAACGCTGCCATCAACATCAAAAACATCGGATCGGCTATGCTGTCTGCATAACCGCCAGACCCATGAGGTTGGGACATCAACCTTTGCAGGAGATAGCGTAAGACCAGCTCGCTGGCAGCTATTGTTGATAGCAGAATCCCCCTGCTTTAGCCGTGGGGAGTATGTCAAAGGCCGTCGGAGAGAAAATTAATGTGGCGGTGTAAAATCGGGCGTGAAGTGATACAATATAAATGACCTGGATAAATCATTCATAATCACTTCATCCGTTTTTGTGATTGATTGGTCGCCATCTCCCGCTAGTGTTGCAGCACTGGCGGGGGATTTTTTTGACAACAATGCAATTTGTTATTTTTCAAGATTAGAATGAATCAAACTAAGTAAAGCGAGCCTATCCCAAACAAAATTCCACAAAAATCACACTGCCTTCCCGTTTGATGATGTTTTTCGAATAGCGTACTTGTCTTGTTCCAGCAGAACCGCCATTCTTTCAATTATGCCCCCTCTGTCGTAAGCATCTAATTGAGAATACATAGAAATAGCTTGCATAAATTTTTCGCGATCATCCTGTTCTAATGTCATAATCCAGCGAGCCAAAGTCGCTTTAGCTGGGTCGTCATTAAGTGCTTTCCAAAGCTCATCATCGGAAACGATGGTGGGCTTTTCTTCTTCAGTTTTGTAGTAAAATTTGTTTAAGAAATCCGGATTTTGAGCCTGTTCAACAGTAAAACCTTGCGCAACAAGTCGACTAATATGCGATTGAATACCTGACCCCATAACTCCAAGCGGTTTTCTTTCCATAGGGAATTCGTATCCCATGAGCCATGCTTCAGTAACATTTAGGGCCTTGGCTATTAGTTCAACACGATCTTGTTTGGGTTCAAAAGCGCCACTAACATATTGGCTCATTGCACTTTTTGGAATTCCTGTTAGTTCACATAAATCTGATTGGCGAAGATTTCGGATTTCAAGGGCTTCACGTAAACGCTCAGCACATGTAACCTTTTCTTTCATATATGGTACCTCACTTTTTTCATTATCCTTATTTTAATCCATTAGTTTAGAAAAATCAATACAAAAACACTTGGGGGGATAGAAAAGTTTAGAATTTATGAAATTTGCTATTGACGATTCTTAGAGTTTCTGGTAATGTATATATAGTTTAGAAAATATAAACATTAAAAGTGAGGGCGGGCGTATGAAAGAAAAAAATTATGCGAAACTTCGTGGCAGAACCATTGAAAAGGGGATGTCTCAAAAGGATGTCGCAAAGCAGATTGGCATGTCAGAGACAACGTACAGCCTAAAACTCAATGGCCGGTATCCTTTTAAGCAAAGTGAAATGCAAAAAATAATAAATCTACTTTCAATCCCAGTTGATGAAATAGGTTCATATTTTTTTACACAAAAAGTTTAGAAAAACTAAATAACAAGGAGAAAAGGAGACGGACATGACCGATCTAGTGTTCCTAGAACCTAACAAGCTAGGTTCAGAGCCTTTTACGACATCAGATGTGATCGCAGCGCAGGCGCAGATCAGCTATCGTTCCGTACAACGGATGATCGAGCGTCACGAAAACGATCTGGCCGAGTTTGGACAGGTGCGATTTCAAATCACACCTGTTAAATACGCCAGGGGAACGAATGATAAGAAAATCTACCAACTTAACGAACAGCAGGCGACGTTGCTTATCACCTATCTTAAAAACACGCCGCCGGTTCGGCAGTTTAAAAAAGACCTGGTACAGGAGTTTTACCGGATGCGCAGGGAGCTTACACGCCGCCAGATTTTCCGTGACGCGGGCAAGCCCATCCGCAGGACATTGACCGACGCTATCCGGGATAGTGGGGAAGATGGCCGTATGCACGGACACGCCTACGGCACCTATACAGACTTGGCTTATAAAGCCGCGACGGGGAAGATCGCCCGGATACTTCGGAAAGAACGGGGCGCCTGTGCAAAAGCAATCGCAACGGACTTTCTTACGTCGGACGAGCTGTCCGCTTACAACAAGGCCGAGGAACGCTTGACCGTCCTGTTGGACATGGGGCTTACATACGATCAGATCAAAACGCTGCTTTTAGTCCAGACCAGCAAAAGGCTGGCCGGATAAAGCAAAAGCCGCCCGAAGGCGGCGTGAAGGAGGTCAAACGGCCTCGTGATACTCTTTTTCGTACCGGCGGATGGACATCTGCGTATCTTTTGCGGCCTCGTTGATGCAGGTTTCGAGGAAATCCAGACGTTTGTCCACTTTATCAAAGCGGGCATTCATCTTATCCTCGAGCCTATTCAAACGATCATTAGTTTTCTGTTGCTCAATTTGCATCTGTTGCAGGATTGCTAAAATCTTTTCTTCGTTGTTCATGGCGCAGCCTCCTTCGGGATGGTATTTCTACTATATCACGTTGAAACAGGGCGGTCAACAGTTTGCAGGGCCACCAGGCAAATGGCAGGAGGTGATCACATGAGAACAGAACAGACGCGAAGGATGTTAAGCCTAAGCGTCTTTCTTTTTATCTGAATGCACTGGAATCCATATAAGTTGAAAAGGGCTGGCCCTGGAAGGGCGCAGCCCCCTCTCCCTTTACTATGGTTCCTGCTTGTTTATGCTATCGAGGGCATTTACGAAAGCTAACACGGCTTTCACATCTCTATCTGACATTTTCTGAATCTTTTTTAAAACTTCGGATTTGTCAGCAGTAATCTCGTCTACAGCTAATTTAGCCCCATCACCTGTCAATATCCATTGAGAAGAATAACCGTAGCTTTCCTCAATCAGCTTTGCTAATGTATCAGAAATAGTAGTTTTCTTGCCGTTGACAAGCAAATTGACATAATTTGCGCTGATTCCGAGAGTTTTAGCAAAATCTACTTGTTTGACTTTTCGTTCCGCCAATATAGCCTGTATTCGTTGTCCTAGCGTCATTGTATCACCTCCAAGAAATATAGTACACCAAAAATTTAACTAAGTCAATTAAAATTTTTCTTGACATTTGATTTAGTTGGTGGTAAGCTTTGATTAAGTCAAAGAAAGGTGAGGTAAAATGAAAACTCAGTTAGATAAGAAAACGAATGAGCGAGAGGAATTGATGTATAAGGTTGACAAACTGCTTTCTGCTTCCGACATCCGGCAAGTCAAAGTATTTATAGCTGGTATAGAGGTTGGAAAAACGATAAAAGAGGAGCAACCGGTGCAGATATCCTAAAACACCCAACTGCATAAGGGAAAGATAACAGATAAAAAAGCCGCCCGAAGGCGGCGTGAAGGAGGTCAAACGGCCTCATGATACTCTTTTTCGTGCCGGCGAATGGACATCTGTGTGTCCTTTGCGGCCTCGTTGATGCAGGTTTCGAGGAAATCCAGGCGGTCATCTACTTTATCAAAGCGACGGTCGACAGCCTCAAAGCGTTCATTCATTTCTTGGCGCATCTGGTTTTGATTGTGTTCGACTTTCTCTAAACGGTTAACTACTTGCCCCAGCAATTCCAAAATCTTTTCTTCGTTGTTCATGGCGCAGCCTCCTTCGGGATGGTATTTCTACTATATCACGTTGAAACAGGGCGGTCAACAGTTTGCAGGGCCACCAGGCAAATGGCAGGAGGTGATCACATGAGAACAGAACAGACGCGAAGGATGTTAAGCCTAAGCGTCTTTCTTTTTATCTGAAGCACATAAGTTGAGAAGGGCTGGCCCGGAATGGTACAGCCCTTATGCGGTAGTTAGGTTTTATCCTGGAGTTGTAGTTTTGAAATGCGGCATTACTTATACACATCGCCCCTGTTTCCAATGTTCATCACCCGAACGACAAGCACATCATTTTCGATAGTATAAAGGATACGAAAGCTACCCACCCGAAGCCGATAAAGGTTGGAATATCCAGCCATTTGCTTAATGTCGCCGGTATTAGGCAGGGCCTGAATAGCTTTTATTATTCGATCTCGATAGCTTTGCTGTTGTTTTTGCAGGAACTTCATAGCAGGTTTTTCTATAACGATTTTATAGCTCATTACAGGTCTACCCCCAACTGACGTGCGGCTTCTTCAATGCTGATCGCCTCACCCTTATCAGGATCAGCCTCATACTGTTTGTACAGGGATTCGCAAAAGGCATCATCAGCGGCCTCGTCAATGGCTCTCTTTGCAGCTTCAAGGATTGTCGCAATATTAGCAAGTTGTTCCTCGGCCATCTCGTTCAGAATAGCAATGCATTTTTCTTTATTGCTCATATGGTATTCTCCTTCCGTTAATTCCTGTGCGACCTGCTTGCTGCTATTGAAATGGTTACTTTTCGGTGCTCGATTCTCCCTGTTCTTTTTTTAGAGCCTCCATACCTAGTCGGATAAGCTCTAATGTTGCTTGGGTTCGATTCGGATAACGACGTTCAAAGCGAAAGTCATCAATTGCTTTGAGCATTTCTTTGTCAAGAGTAATAGTGTATCGGGGTTTATCAGTCGGCATCATTTTCACCTCCATAAACATTATACATCAGTTCACCACTTATGTAAAGGTGAAAATCTGAAAAATATTTCTTGACATTTCACCGGTTCACCACTATAATAAAAACAACAAAGTTCACCAAATCATCAGTTCATATGGCGTATTAAATCGGATTATCGGGATTCGTCTTGGTTGAGTAATTTTTGCTGGGTATTTAATAGTTCCTTTGCCATCAAAAGAAGATACTGCTGTGTTTCCGGAGCAAGGTGGCTGAATATCTCCGTAAATTCTTTTTCGTATGGCGATGAAAAAAACATATCGCCGTTTCCCGTACGTAGCCAGTTTTCATTTACGTTGAAACAAGAACAAATTACTTTGATGTACCTATCAGATAATGGGTTGTTACCATTTTCTATCATGGAGTAAGCGGTCTGTGTAATGCCTAACTCTTTGGCGAAATTTGTCTGGTTCATTTTTAATGCCTTGCGTAACTGCTTCAAACGCTCGATCATATGGTTCACCTCACTTATTGTGTTTGTAATAATAGAATATCATATCTGCTATATAAAATCAAGCAAAAATATCATTAATTTAATAATTGCTATTGACTTTATATTAAAATAATGATATATTGTAATCATAAAATTAATGAAAGGAGCGATAAAAATGACCGCATCGACTATTAAAGAAACAGCGGACATCTTAAAACGATTATCTCCGCAAAATCAAGCATATTTTATGACTCTCGTGCGAGTTGCGGAAACCGCTGAAAATGGTGTCAAAAGCACCTTTATCGAACAGCCCCATAAGCCGCCGACCGATCGGACAGCATAAAAAAGCCGCCCCAGCGGGCGGCGAAATAGAAAGATCGATCAATGTAATAAGGAGGGAAAGCCACATGGAGCAAAAAGTTGATATCCGCCTTGATAGTGAGGCATTGGATAATGCCATAGAAAAAGCAAACCGACTTGCCGAACTTTTGCGAGAAGCCCAGCAAATAGTACGAAATTGAGAGAAGCCCGCGAGAAGATTCCCAGCCTTACACAAGCCGAAATTGCAAAAAAGGCTGGTATTACAACAAGGGCCTATCAAATCTACGAGGCAGGGGAGCGCAAGCCCAAATCGGATGTGGCAATCCGAATCGCTGACGCTCTGAGTGTGAAGTCTTACCAGGACTTCAAAAGACTCTTTGAATGAATAGGGAGGCGAAACAAATGGACGAAAACCGCACCTCGAAAGACCCCCGCATTTCCACTGAGAATCTGGAGTACTGCTCCAAGTGCGGCGGGGAAATCAGCCGGAAATGGAATTACTGCCCTAATTGCGGGGCGGCTGTTCCCCATCAAAAGAGCGAGGAGAAATAAACTCCTCTGCAAGGAAGGTCGATTGTGAACCGCAATACGGGCAAAACACATCTGTTGGGCGCAGACCGCCGGAATCTTTATCAGACATAGGGCAGTTTCCATCAGTGCAGTAATTGCGGAGGGGATTTCCACAATTAAAGCAATAAGTTTCGTCGGTGGAACACTCAGGATTCCCGCAATGTGGACAGACGATATACTGCATTTCATCGTTCATTTAGGATTCAATCCTTTCATTGTTTTATTGGGGGTAAACTCAATTAAAGGATAACACGGCACGAACAAAAAGGCAAGGCGGCTAGTGGCGGGCTGGGTCATCCGATCTGCCGCAGAGATAATCCAGCGACACGTCGAAGTAGTCGGCTAGGGCGATTATAACGGATAGCGTTGGCTCACTGTCGCCAGCTTCATATTTACGGTATCCGCGATCGGTAATTCCAAGAGCGGCAGCAATAGCAATTTGGCTTGTGCCCTTGGCATTTCGCAACTCTTTTAAGCGTTTTTGAAAAATCATAGAGAACCCTCCAAAAAACTATTGAAAAGGAACTAAAGTTCCTATATAATCGTTGCATAAAAGGAATTAAAGTTCCTTATCGGAAAAGGGGAAAGATGGGTATGAAACTTAAGGCGGCGCGCGAAGCGTCTGGCAAGACACAAGTGCAGGTCGCCAAAGAAGCAGGGATAACTGTACGAGGTTATCGAAAGCTGGAGACAAAAGATGAATACAAGGCGATACAGACAGCAATCAGTATCGCCCAAGCACTCAACAGTACAGTTGAAGATTTGTTCGGGGCGGCAACCCCGGACATAACAAAAGAGCCGGGCGGCAACCCGGCGTAGTGAGTACAACCAAAGAATAGCATACAGCACCCCAAAAATCAAGAAAAAACTGCCCTGACGGGCAGCAGAAAAGAGGAAGGAGTGACAATATGAAGCGTGCAACAATGGGCGCACATGAGGCGGCAAAGGTGATGTCTCTAGCGGGCATCCCAATTACATATGAAAAGCTGCGTTTTGCGTTGCAGCAAGGATCTTTCTCCGAATTTGCAATATTGATTGATATGCGTGATGCTAAGACCAAGCGGGGAAATTACGAGTTTCTGATCTTTCGGAAAAAACTTGAAACGTACCTGCGGGAAAATTGCGTGGATGAACTTTCGCCGGCAGTAGTCAATATGCTGTACAGCGGGGATTATCAATATGATATTAGCGAAGGTTTTGAAGGAAAAGGAACGTGAAAACATGAGGCGAATTAAAGTAATCTACGGAGACGGAACAACAGAGCGGTACTGTGTAAATGTAAGCTATGCGGAGGCTTTGGAGCTGGCGCGCAGGCAGGCGCGGAAACAGGGTACATATGTGCGGGGATTCAGTTGTGTACGAGTATGATGAAAAGCCCCGCAGGACTGGCATCCCGCGAGGCGCATAAGAAAAATGTTTCATCTAAATTTTACGCAATGCTGCGTAAAAAGTCAAGAGGGATATTATGAATTGCATTGAACGATATGAAGCGGAAGGTACGGCGTCAAAAATATCGGCTTTCCGAATTAAGCAGCAGCTACCATATGAACAAAAGGTAATTCTTGCGGAACGCCGGGCAAAAGAATATTATCGGGAAATTACTGGACGCGGGCAGAACGTCCATGTTTCGGTGGGCGGTCTGGACAGCATTACTTTGCTTATCTTTTTGAGATCAATTGGTTTGGAGGATATACCGGCTGTCTCGGTATCATGTCTGGAGGATAAAAGCATCCAAAAGATACATAAAAGCCTGGGCGTCATACCGTTAAAGCCATTAAAAAGCAAAGTGGAAGTAATCCGTGAATTTGGATTCCCTGTTTTATCAAAGGAGATCGCGGGAAAGATCGATTTGCTCCAGCGTCCCAGTGACAGAAACGCCACAGTCCGGCATGCCATTATCACAGGTGAAACAGGAGACTATGGCGGGAACCGCACAGGCACACGTATGAAGATGCCTCAAAAGTGGCTTGAATTGTTTGGAGGATATGAAAACGAGAACGAGGGCGTCAATTATCAGATCGCGCCTTTTAAAGTATCGGACAAGTGTTGTTATTACTTGAAGGAAAAGCCTTGTGACGATTATGCGCGCAAGCATAACAGCGTGCCCTATTTAGGACTGATGGCCTCGGAAGGTGGACGGCGGCAAAAATCATTGATGATGCATGGATGCAATTATTATGGCAAAACAGTTACACGCAGTTGTCCATTTGCAATTTTTGGCCGTCAGGATTTGTTGCAGCTTGCGCTTGATCTAAATGTTCCAGTACCGGAAATCTACGGCGGAATTGTGAGAGATGAGGATGGGACGCTGCACACGACAAAGGCGCAGCGAACCGGATGCAGCATGTGCGGGTTTGGAATCCATCTTGAAAAGCGGCCGCATCGTTTTGACCGGCTTCGTGAAGAAAACCCGGCTGAATGGGATTTTTGGATGTATCGCTGCGCTGTCGATTCGGAGACTGGAGAACCGTTTGGTTGGGGACGCGTACTTGACTATATTGGAGTGCCGTATAGAGCAGAGAACTTAAGGTAAAGGATTGTGTCAAATGAAAAAATACGAGCTTACCGAGGAAACCACCAACATATTTGGCAAGACGCTGCACCGCATTAGGGCCACACGGGACTTTTCTAATGTACATGCTGGTGATTTAGGAGGATTTATAGAGGATGAACGCAATTTAAGTCATGATGAGAATGCGTGGGTCAGCGGCAAGGCATTGGTCAGCGGCGAAGCGCGGGTCGGCGGCGATGCGTGGGTCTACGGCAATGCGCGGGTCGGCGGCGATGCGTGGGTCTACGGCAATGCGCGGGTCTGCGGCAATGCATTGGTCGGCGGCAATGCGTGGGTCGGCGGCAATGCATTGGTCGGCGGCAATGCGTGGGTCGGCGGCAATGCGCGGGTCTGCGGCAATGCGCTAGTCAAAGGCCCGCGGGACATATATTGGATATCCTGTATTGGTTCGCGTGACGGTACGACAACATTTTTCCGCAATGCAAACAACGGCATCAGCGTATCATGCGGATGTTTTTATGGTACAATTGACGAATTTGCAGCCGCGGTTACAAAGACGCATGGAGACAATGAGCACGCGCAGGCATACCGTCATGCGATTGAGATTGCAAAGCTGAGAATCAAATTGGAGGATGCCGAATCATGACGACGAGCGAAGTATGCACACGTTACATAGAATCGGACAACCCGTATGGAGAGATCATGTTGATGGCAAGGCAAAGCGGCTGCAAGCCGAGCGAGATTATATACGTACTTAACTGTTGTGGGCTTGAAACGCCAATGAATATTCCGGATGAATGCGAAGTTGTGGACAGGGTCAGAGACAAGGAACGCAGCCCTTGTGTTTTCACACCGGAGCTGGATGTAAAAATTATGGAGCTTAGAAACAGCGGACTGCTGCCGTCAAAGATTTCCGAACTGATAGGAATTGACGCCCGCAGGATATCGCGCCGCCTCCACACACTCAAGCGATGGCAAAAGTCCGGGAAGCCGGATTGTGCGGATACAGGGGGGGCCTAAAGTGATCGAAAACGGAATGCTCGTTAACCAGACGGCGTATGATACGCAATGCCGGGAACCGAAAACAGTGCGCTGCGCCTGCTGTGGGGAAAACGTCCCGGAATATGACGCTGTGGAAATCCTGGGGCAGACGATATGCGCGTTTTGTGAAGATGAATTCTGCGCGGCTCAATTCCCGGAACTGGGACAGGCGTATCTCTTAAAAAACGAATCGGAATACCTTCTATCAAGTTCTGATCATGACGACGAACTCCTGTTTTATAACTGGTGGTTGAACAGCCTTATAAAAACGGATCGGCTGTGCGTCCTGAAAGATGCGTATCAGAAGGAAAAGGCCGCGCATGGGACGGGATACAGCGAAAGCCTGGAACGGGACTTCTGCATCGATGCGGGTGATTGGAACAAATTCGTAAAGGCTTATTAAGGAGGTCAACATGTTAAAGCCATTTTCGGAGCTGATCAGCCTGGACCTGGCGGCCTATATCAGCAAAAAACCAACATTCAAATATGACAGGGCACAAGGGAAATCCGTGCCGACAGGGGAATATCTGGACTATTTGTCCTGGGCGGACGTTGTGATGCTTTTGTATGAAAACGGTGCGGAGCATGTACGTTATGATAACATCCCAAACGGACAGGGGCATCCGCTGTTCCTGTCAGAGGGGTCTGTGCCGGTCGTACGGGTATACGTGGAAATTGATAAGCAACGATATGAATTGACCTACCCGGTGATTGACGGCAGCAAAGACATTAAGATGGACGCCCTCGTGCAGTCTGATGTACATAACGCCACACAAAGAGCGTTTGTCAAATGTGTGGCGATCAATACAGGGCTTGGACTGCCGCTTTGGCAGAAGGAGGAGCGCCAGACGCAGGCAGCCGCGCCAAAATTTGATGAATCGATGCACTCTATCCAGGTCTGCATTGACCGTGTCAAGAAAAAATATGGATTTGCGGTATCGAGCTATGGCAGTGAACGCGATGTTATAGACGCGTTGGGCCTGTCGCAAAAACAGCTTAAAACCATCTTTGAGGCTAGCCGAAATCTTGCCGTATTGGAAAGTAAGCTGGACCGTATGACATGATTCGCAATCAGGACAGGTCGGGATGGTTTGGAGCGTCGGATACAGCAATGGTCATGGGGAACTGGACAACGCAGACGTTCCGGTCCTGGTGGCTGGTGAAGCTTGGAACCATATCGGAGCATTTTTCGACGCGCGCCATGGAAATGGGGAATCTTTTTGAAATCCCGATTATTCATGCGATAGAAGCCTTGGAGGGACGCAGAATCAAGTTGGGGAAACATCCAATCTATTTACCGCGGTACCGTATTCGCGCCAATTACGACGGCCTATGCAGCACGCTGATAGAGATTAAGACAACCAAAAAAATGTTTAAAAAAGTGCCGAAAGGATATTGGCAGCAATGTCAGGTGTTGATGTTTGCAGCGCGCCGGAAGCTGACGGAGCTATATGCGTATGAGCTGAACGATTTCGACTATGAAGCCCCCTATTTCCCGGAGATCGATCCGGGCAGGCTCCATCGGTTCGAGATCGCATATGACGACGCATTTATACACAGCGATTATCTGCCGCGTGTGGAAATCCTTGCACGGGCGCTGCGTGAAAGGAGGTATCCAATTGCGCCGGATTAAATTTGACGCAGCTAAATTTTGCATGGAAGGGATGGACGGATGGCTGATGCTGCGCGTCCCGACACGGTATAGGATGCCTGCGCGGGCGCTTGTGCAGGAGATCGCGCCCGACAAACTTTATGACGCGGAAATAAAGAGGCATCGACAAAAACGGTCGCTGGACGCCAACGCCTATTTCTGGCTGCTTTGCGGCAAATTGGCGGCTATTACCGGGATACCTAAAAACGAAATATATCAACAGTATATATGTGAAATCGGCGATAATTTTGAAATTGTTCCGGTTCGCAGCGACGCCGCTAAACAGTGGAAAAAAATATGGGAATCACGCGGGGAAGGATGGCTGTGTATCAGCCTGGGAACCTCAAAGCTGGCAGGATACATAAATTTATGCTGTTATTACGGATCATCGACCTATGACGCAAAGCAGATGTCGAGGATGATAGACCTGATCGTACAGGACTGCAAAGATCAGGGAATTGAAACGGCGCCGCCGGACGAGATTGCCCTGATGAAAGCGAGGTGGGCGGATGCACCGGATGACAAAGGCGTGTGATATCGCGCCGGAGGTCAAAGCGCAGGTATGGGACCGGGACGGCGGGTGCTGTATCTTCTGCGGCTCGCCGCATGCAGCGCCTAATATGCACTTTGTTCCGCGTTCGCACGGCGGTCTTGGAATCCCGGAAAACATCGGGACCGGGTGCATACGCTGCCATTCCATGCTGGACAACAGCGGTGACCGGACGGCGCTGCTTGCGGAATTTGAGGAGTATTTACGCGGCTTTTATCCTGACTGGAATATAGAAAAATTGATTTACAGGAAGTGACGGTATGCTTAATAAAGTAATCCTGATGGGCCGGTTTACCGCAGACCCGGAGCTGCGCCAGACGCCGAACGGCGTTTCAGTGACGTCGTTTCGGATTGCCGTCGACCGGAACTTTAATTCCAAAGATGGAGAGCGGCAGGCTGATTTTATCAATATAGTCGCCTGGAGACAGACAGCCGAATTTATTGTGCGATACTTTGTAAAAGGGCAGATGATCGCGCTTGAGGGTTCCATCCAAACGCGCAGCTATGAGGACAAAAACGGAAACAAACGCATGGCTGTTGAGGTTATAGCGGAGCATGTGTGGTTTGCCGGGGGCAAAAGCGACAATGGAGCGTCCGCGCGTCCGTCCAATCCGTGTGCGGATACGACAGATTTTTTAGAAATTTCATCTGATTCAGATGACTTGCCGTTTTAAAGAAGAAAACAGCGGTACCAGTATTAGAATAAGGATTTACTAAGGAGGTAAGCTGGTGCCTAACAGAATTATTAAAGAAAGCATCTGCGAAAGCATTGGATTGACAAATTGTTCGGTATTTGCACAAGAACTTTATAAACGGTTGCTGACTTATGCGGATGACTATGGGAGATTCAACGCTGATACCATGATTATGAGGGCGCGTTTGTTTCCAAGAGAGTATGAGGCTATAACAGAGCAAGACATCATAGATGCACTGATAGATATCGCGGGTAACGGAAAAATATCATTTTATACTCCGACCGGGAAAAAGGGCATATATGGCGCGTTCCCAAACTGGGCGCAGCATGAACGGGTGCGCGATTCTAAAAAAAAGTGTCCAGAACCAGACGATACATCCATAAATGACTGGTATTTGAGAAGGTTTATATCTAAAGATATGAAGCGGGCTGTTTTGGAGCGAGATAACATGAAATGTGCTGTCTGTGGAAAATACTTGACTTCATGCAAGGATATTGAACGATTCTTAAAGCTTGGACAGGGATTGTATCATATTGATCATATTGCTCCTGTATTGCAGGGCGGACGTGCTGCAATAGAAAATTTGCGGCTTATATGTCCTGAATGCAATCTCAAACGTAAGGGAGCGTTTACATTTGAGGCAATACTGCAAGAGATAAATAGTTCCGATTTCCCTGTTTTGCCGCAGATCGCCGCAAGTTGCGGCAAATTGCGGCCTGAATCCAATCCGAATCCAATCCAATCCGAATCCAAATCCGAATCCAAAATTATGCGTGGAGCTGAAAGCAGCTCCACGCCGCCAGTCGCCGAATTGCCTTTGAATGACGGGACGGTTTATTCCGTTTCCGCGGAGCAGTGCCAAAAATGGGCGGGCCTGTACCCTGCTGTCGATGTGATACAGCAGCTTAGAGCTATGACCGGGTGGCTGGATGCAAATCCTACTAAACGCAAAACGAGACAAGGAATCGAGCGATTTATCAATGCATGGCTTGCAAAAGACCAAGACAGGGGAGGTGTACGGTATGCAGCCGATAGGGGGCACAATCAAATTTTCGGAGTTCCCGGAGGAACTGCAGGCAGAAATAAGCCGACGCTTGGCACTGTCCTTGAGTGACCGTTTGCAGGAAGATTGCGACCGGATGAACCAGCAGCCCGGAGAACTGACGGGATATAACTGCCCTATCTGTATGAACCGGGGATACACTTACGTTGTCAGGGGCGATGATATGGTGCAGCGCCAGTGCAGTTGCCTTGAAGTCCGCCGCAGCATGAGGCGTATCCAGAAAAGCGGTCTTGCCAATTTGCTTGAAGCATCTTCATTTTCGGCATTTACCACCGATTACCCATGGCAAAAGACTTTGAAAGCTACCGCTCAAAAGTTTATTTCTGACTGCGAAAATGGGAAATGGTTTTATGTTGGCGGGCAGGTAGGGGCCGGGAAAACCCATATTTGTACAGCGATTGTCGGGAAGCTGCTGAATGAAGGGAAATCAGGGCGGTACATGCTCTGGCGCGATGAATGCGTCCAGCTCAAAGCATGCAACAATGACGATGTAGAATACAATCGCCTGATTGCGCCGCTAAAGTCTGTTGACGTTTTATACATAGACGATCTGTTCAAGACGGGAAATGGAAAATTGCCAACAGATGCAGATATAAACCTTGCGTTTGAGATTTTGAACCACCGGTATATCAACAAGCGGCTGGTCACAATTTTATCAGGCGAACACACGATGGATGAGCTTATCTCCATCGATGAAGCGGTGGGGAGCAGAATATACGAAAGAACAAAAGGATACTGCCTGATTGTGCCGAAAAAATTGGAATATAACTACCGTATGAGGTGAAAAAGGAGCGAGAACAAGGAGCATTACGGGGCGCGGTTGAGCCATTGGTACGGAGACACCAACACGCTTACTATCGACGCGGGCGGACTGTAAGCCCTTATTCGCTTCTACGAGACACACGACACAGATTTGGAGGGAACAGAGCATGGATGAAAGAACCTATTTCACCATCAACGAGAGCAGCGCGAGAACGGCGCACAATATGATGTCATTCAGGGACTACGCAGACGGCAGTACCACGGCGGAATACCGCAGGGCGGCAGACCGGGCCTATGACTTAGCCGACCGGGTAGCCGCAGGGAGCCCGGAGGAGGCAGAGAGGGCTTACAGGCTGGCGGCTCGATATGCGAAAAAGATGGCAGATTACTACAACCGGGAGGCCAGTATTGGCATGATGTGCCCGTCGGTTATGATTTCCGGCGCAGGCAATTTCCCGGTCAGGAAGAAAGAGAAACAAGTAGCTGCATGGGAGAGAAATTACCAGTTCTACGAGGACACGCAGAAAATCCTCAGCAAGATAGAGAGCATTCTCAACGGCAGGGGTATTATCAAGTCGGACGACGAGAGAGCTGTCGAAAAGCTGGAAGAAAAACTGGAGGATATGAAAACCTTGCATGAGCAGATGAAAGCCGTAAACCGCGCTATCCGGCTCAAGGACACGGAAGCGGGCAACGACGCGCTGCGGGAAATGGGCTACAGCGAGGAGGCCATCAAGGAGCTTCGTATACCGGACCTCAGTGGCAGGATTGGCTACCCGGAATACGCGCTCTCGAACAACAATGCCAATATCCGCCGGTTAGAGGAGCGCATTAAGGGATTGAAAGCAATCAAGGAGAGGGGCGGCTCTGAGCAGGAATACAAGACATTTAAGGTCGTAGAGAACACGGAGGCTATGCGCTATCAAATCATCTTCGACGGAAAGCCGGAGCCGGAAGTCCGCGACCTGCTGAAAGGCAATGGCTTCAGATGGGCACCGTCGCAGGGTGCGTGGCAGCGGCAGATCACCTCGAACGGCAGATATGCCCTTGACAAGGTTGTGGAAAAGCTGAAAGAGATGGAGGAGGCGGAACAATGACGGCAAGCCAGACGGGAGGAAACCATTCGCTTCGCTCGGAGGAACGCAGAAAAGGGAGAGTTCCCAGTCCGGCAGAATTTGTAATGTTGTGGCTGGCGCCGACGACGCGGGATTACAAGGACGGAACGGCGCAAACATGCCGGAATGTGCCTGTAAACGGCCTGTTGGGACGCGCGGTTCATCTGTATCCCACACCAATAGCTTCCGACTGGAAGAACCGGGGAAACAGGGATTACCGCAAAGGGCGGGAGTTCCAATTACAGACAGCGGTTGGTGGGAAGTTGAACCCGACGTGGGTAGAGTGGCTGATGAGCTTCCCCATCGGGTGGACAGACTTAGAAGCTTCGGAAACGCCGTAGTCCCGCAGCAGTTTTATCCGATTTTTCAGGCAATTGCCGAAGTGGAAAGGAATGATCATAAATGAGGAAAAGAAATCAATTCCTAATGAATGAACGATTAGGACGAACCTGCGATGAACGGATGCTGCCAAATATCAAAGAAGTAATTGCGGAGGCGCAGAGAAGGGTTGATCAACTGCATTCGATTTATGGGGATACAGCGCAATTAGGGAGCTTTGTTTCGAATTTACCTGGCGTTGGTTTTAATTCAGTGGTGCATTGTAAAGATTGCGGATATTATGAAACAGGAGAGGACAATTTGCCATATTGCCGCCATCCCGACAGCGGTAGATCAGAGCATCCGCAACCAGACGATTTTTGCTCCTATGGGAAACGCAAGTGGGGAGATGATAAAAATGAAATCTAAATGCATCAAATGCGGGGTAATAAAAGAAATTGTATGTACTGTAGATGGGAACCCGTGGTGTGAGGAGTGTTTTGACAAAGCGTTGGGGCCAGAAGAAATCATCGAACTGAAAACCGGGATGGAGGAATAGGAGAAATGGATTGCATTTTTTGCGGAGAGTGGTTCGTAAGTAGTGGAGATTCCACTATCTGTCCTCCTTGCGAGAGGGCGATGAAACGGTTAGGAATCAAAATGTCCCCTGACCGCCTCCGCCAACTTGTGCAGGCGGAGAAGGATGACGAGGAAATGCGGGGTGATGAGGAATGATCAACCAAGACCTACAACGAGCCATTGGGCAGACAGCACAGATAGAGCCGTGGGAGATTATAAGTGGATACGATTTCGGCTGTATATTCTATGCAAACCGGAAATGCAATCTGGATGGTGATTTTTGTCCAGAAGGGCCAGGGTGTCCGTATGAATGCCACCCAAGCGATTCTGACCGCATTCGCGAACTTATGCAGGCGGAGAAGGATGGGCGGATCGTGTTGCTGCCGTATAAGCGAGGATTTTGAGGAGGATTGTGAGAATGTACAGTGACCAGGATAAACATTGCCAGGAGTGTATTTGCGGAAGCTGCGACCTGAGAGGCACTGACGGATGCCTCGAGGGAGCGAATTGCTGCGACAAGTGCGATAATACCAGCCACTGTCGGCATTGTTGGTGGCATCCCAATGAATGGATTGAAGAGGAGGTTTAATGAGCATGACGAGGGAAAAAGCGATTAGAGTGCTGAAAAATTTTCTTGGACCAGACGATGAATTCCGTTGCGAAAGCCAAGAAGTGCAAGAAATGTGTGAGGCAATAGAAGTTGTCCTTTCCGCACTCACTCCACCCACTCAGGAGCAGAGAAGCTTGGAGGATTGAGGAACAATGGGGAGAGACAGATATTGAGTAAAACAAGATATCGTTGGTGGGGATACGTGAAAAATATCATTCGAAACTATCCGGCTCTTGAAGGGAAATGTTGTCATGGAAACGATCAGAATGAGCGGATGGCTGTGCAGCGAGCCATTGAGCAGACAGCACAGATGGAGAATGGGTTAGAGCGGATGAAGGTCATCGATCTCGTGTTTTTCAGTCGAACGCACACCTTGGAAGGGGCAGCAATGATGGTGCCATGCAGTTATGATACGGCGCAGAAATACCATGCGCAATTCATAAAAGCGGTTGCTCGCAACATGGGGCTATTGGGCTGAAAGTATACGTTAAAAAGCCATTTGCCTGTGCTATAATGACGTTAGAATTAATTCCATTCCGCCCGCAGGAGGCTATGAGGCATCCTATGCTGGGGAAACAGCAGCCTTGAGGACGCAGACGCACTAGAGCGTGAGCGAGCTAACGACAGGCAGGATTTAGCGGCGGGCATACTTAATGATTGGGAATACCGCGCAAAATGGTACAATGAAACGGAGGATGGGGCCAAAGCAGCCCTCCCGAAAGCGCAGGATATGACGGACGAACCAGACGAGGAAATAGGATGAAGCGGGGGGGGGATTGCGGTGGACAAAAACGATTTTTGCGATTTGATGAAAATTATCCTTGTGGCGCTTGCTTGCCCTTTATTGCTCCCAATAGTAGCGAATTCCCCAACGCAGGAAGAATTGGAATGACAAAGACACATATCATTGAAACGGACGATAACAGAGACATATAAATATAATGCTTGGAGGTAAATGGTAATGATGAAATGTAGCGTTTGTGGGTTTGAATTTGAAGCAGCCAAAGAAATCCATTATATTGCGCGCGTAAAAGGGAGCAAGGGATTTTCAAATTTATTTGGGGAAGAAGAATCTATTTTTGACGCATTTGACTGTCCAAAATGTGGCTGTCAAATTGCCGTACAAGAGCGGAAAAGAAAACTTGAAAAAGTTATGGAAGATGAGGCCAACACGGCCCTCCCGTATTGAGGGTGTGATGGAGTCTACTTACTCAAATAGAGAAAATGAAAGGAGGATATGAATTTGGCAAATAGAGGAGCGCCGCCAAAATACAAAACGCCGGAGGAAATGCAGGAGAAGATAGATACATACTTTGCAGAATGTAAAGGTGAAATCGTATATGATGCGTACGGAAAGCCGATGATCGATAAGAATGGAAATGTAGTACGCGAAGGCGCTGTGCCGCCAACAATGACAGGGCTTGCGCTTGCATTGGGATTCGCAACGCGAAAGAGTCTGCTGGATTACCAGGCGAAGCCAGATTTTGTATACCCGGTTACGCGAGCCAAGTCCATGATTGAGCGATATACAGAGCAAAGGCTATTTGACCGTGAGGGTGTGCAAGGGGCTAAATTCAGCTTAAGCAATAACTTTGAGGGCTGGAGCGAAAAGCAGGAGTTGAAAACGGAGGGCACGGTTATAAAGATCATTAATGATATCCCTAAAACGGAATCCGCGGATAAAAAATGACAAGATTGACTGATCTGATCGCACCAGCGTTTTATGATCTGCATTGGGATATATCAGAGGACAGGCATACGCATTATTGGCTTAAAGGCGGACGCGGAAGTACAAAATCGTCATTTATTTCGGTCGAAATTCCGTTGGGAATGGTGCAGGATAAACAAGCAAATGCAATTTGCTATCGCAAGTTTGGGAATACGCTTGAGTCAAGCGTTTATGCCCAACTGATATGGGCAATTGAGCAGCTTGGCATCGCGGAATATTGGACAATCAATAAAAGCCCTATGAGGCTTACATATCGTCCCACAGGACAAGTGGTTTTGTTTCGCGGGCTAGATGACCCAAACAAATCAAAGTCAATCAAACTGCCGCACGGGTATTTTAAATATATTTGGTTCGAGGAAGCGGATCAGTATGACGATATGGAAGAAATACGCAAAGTAACGCAATCTGTGATCCGCTCTAGTGGAAAACCAAAGGTATTTTATAGCTACAATCCGCCTAAAAGTGTTCAAAGCTGGATTAACAACGAGATTTTGATTCCACGCAAAGACCAGATCGTCCATCACAGCACATATCTGGATGTGCCGAAAGCTTGGCTTGGAGATCAGTTTCTCACGGAGGCCGAACATCTTAAAAATGTCAAGCCGGATGCATACCGCCATGAGTATCTTGGAGAGGTTACAGGGACAGGCGGCGAGGTGTTTGACAATATCAGATTAGAGGAAATCACAGAAGAACAGATTTTCCGGTTTGATAATATCAGGCAAGGAAATGACTGGGGATACGCTGCGGACCCTGCGGCGTGGGCTCGCTTATATTATGATAAAACGCGCAGATGTGTGTATTTGTTTGGAGAAATTTACAGCACAGGGCTTTCAAACCGCCGGTTATGCGAAGAAGTGCGAAAACGACGTTGGGAATACCCTGCATCGACTGCTGATAGCGCGGAACCAAAATCAATCGATGAATGTCAATCATATGGTGTACCGATGCGGGCGGCTGTTAAAGGCCCAGGCAGCATCGAAACAGGTATTAAATTTTTGCAGGACCTTGAAGCAATTATAATCGATCCGCGCAGATGTCCAAATGCAGCCAGAGAGTTTGCGACATACGAGTTGGAGCGGGACCAGCATGGAAACTTTAAAAGCAAATACCCGGATAAAAATAACCATATGATAGACGCCGTGAGATATGCGATCGAAAGTGATATTCCAAGAAACAGTGGATGGGCGATCTCCCATGATATAAAATTTTGAAAATGGAGGACCGGGATGATCCAACTGACGAAAAAAAAGCTTGATCAATATGACCAGAGGACAATAGGAGAGCTGGCTGAACTGGCAGCGCCGGCGCTCCGGCATCGTCAGGCATGTTGGCGGCGCGTAATAAGAAAATATGATCCAAATACCTTTATGGGGAACAATGAAACAGGGGAAAGGGTTATAATTCCGTTTGAATATTACATTGTTAAGATGTTTTCCGGGTATGTCGGAGGAAAAGCCCCGATGTATAATGTTGCTCCGCCGTCTGATACAAATATATATTCAACGGGGATATTAGGCCGCATAAATAAGCGCCTGGGCACAGGGAAAGCAATTGATCGTAAAAAGCAGGAATATATAGAAGAATACCAGGCGCAAATTTCTCGGATACAAAAATATAATGACGATGCCTCCCTTTTCTTCCAGGTGGTAAAGTCGTATGCAGCCACCAATGCTGCATTTCTTTATATTTTCCAGGAGGAAAATACGCAGGAAATTCGATATGTTTTGTTTGACAGCCAACAAACCGAATCGATCTGCGATGAAAGTACGCCGCCGCAACTCATTGGCGCTGTACGGACCTGGGTCAATTCGGACAAGCGCCAGGTAATTGAGAAGATTACAGCAGAGCGATATCAGCAATATATTCAGGGCAAGACGGGTTTTGAACTGGAAAAGGATGAGCCGTTGGCTTGGGGGGACGCTCCGATTGTAGCGTTTGAAAACCCGGATTGCGTTACAGTTTTTGAACCGTCTCTTGGTGAAATTGAAGCTTATGAGGAAAGCGAAAATAACGTCAAAAATATGACGCAATACAATGATTCAGACGCTAAACTTTTAATCAGCGGGTATTCCGACCCCTTGCCCCCAATGACGCAGGAGACTGAAACCGGCGAATACCGGAAAAGCCCGGAACGTGAGGCGTTTGAAAAGGCGCTTATAAAGGCAAGGACACTGTTTGTCGGGCAGGATGGGCTGCTCAAGGATATCAGCTATGATGGGATTTTGGCAGTACAGGCACGCCGTCATGATAATATTACCATGCTGTCTGGCGTACCCAATATGACAGACGAAGCGTTCAGCAATGCAGATAATGCAAGCGCGCTCGGATATAAGCTTTATGCGATGGATCAATACGCAGCGGACTTGGACCGGGAACTCAAAAAGGGGTATTTAAGGCTTTGGGAGATCATTACAAACCGTCTGAATCTGATTGACAAGCGATACAATTTCCGCGATATTCAAATCACCTTACAGCGCAACATTCCAACAGATAAAGATAAATCGATTGCGCGCGGCATATCTCTGTTTAAGTCCGGCGCGGTAAGCCAGGAAACAGCGATCAACGAAATGCAGATTGAAGTTGATGCAAAGGATGAAATTGAGCGTGTGAAGGCCGAAAAAGACGCGGAATACACCGAGGCAATCCAGCGAGGGGAACAACAGGAGATGCCAATAAACAATTCGGAAACTGATCCGGAAAGCGAACGCAGCAATGACAGATCAAACGTATAGTAAACAATTTTGGCGCTTTGCAGACGCCCAGGAAGATTCGCTCATGCGATATATTGAATCCCTCGATATTGCGGATCGTACAGCGCAGGTTTTTTACAGATTCCGGCCGGATGAGCTTGACGAATTGATGACGCCAACAGCGGTATCCCGGTTGCATCGTGAAACAGAAAGCTGGATTCAGAACGGTCTTGATGAACGCAGTTGGCGCCTGCTTGTACGTGATATTCAAAATCGCAGGCAAATCCGCAATCGTGAAGCTCTTGCAATTTGGTTGTTGGCGGCGTTCAGCGTTTATTATCAGGATATTTATTTGCGGACAGGGCAGATGATAGAGGGTATTGCGGAAAATACATACAGGATCGCTTTTGAGGATGCACATGCAATTACAGGGACAGGCCGTTGTGTTCCCCCCGGCCAAAAGAATATCAACGAATGGATGAAAGATGTAACGCCGTCTTTTGGACGGACCTTTATAAATATGCTGTGGATTGAAGCGTTGTACAACCGGGACACACTTTTAGCGCGTTATCAAACGGCAGGGGAGAACGGTGCGCATTTTGATCCTGACAGCTTGGAAAATCAAAGAAAATTCAAAAATATTGAAAAGCGCCTTTTAGCGCGGTCGAAGCCGACATCATCAGAGCCGCAGGGGCACCATGGGATAATTGATAAGCAAATGACCTCTATTACTGGACGATCAGTGATGAAAGCAATGAAGGATGCGAAGATCAGCAGGTATCGCTTTATTGCGGTCATTGACAGTGTGACAACAGATGCTTGCCGTGCCTTGAACGGACAGATATTTTCAATAACTGAAGCCAAGTTCGGCGTCAATGTTCCGCCAATCAGTATAGATGGCAGCGGCAACCAAATTCCCCATCCATGCCGCTCCATCATTCGGGCAATACCAGACGCGGCGTTTCGAAAAGATGCCGAAACGCGAGAAACGTAAATCATTGGGAATTAAATATCAGAGGTGGAAAAATGAATATTGATGAACTGATAAAGGCTAAAAAAGCGGAACTTTTGGCGCTCGGGAAAGAACAGGCGCAGAGGGAGGAGGAAATTACAGAGGAATGGTATAAAACGCATGAACGCAATGGATATGACGGCGGGCCTGTTTTGCAGTTGAAGGCATTGAATGAGCAATTCTCAAAACGTTATCTCGAAATAATGAGAAAATACGAACAGAAATTAAAAGATTCAGAAGATAAAAAATAGGGGAGTGATTGTGATGTATATTCCGCCTTTTGTATGCGGCGTTTTGGCTACAATCGGCTGTGAGATTCTGGCGCTGTTTATTTCAGTTGCTATATTGTACCGAAAGGCACATTCAAATACAAGCGGCAAAAGGTAGGCAAAATTTGAGAGGAAAACTATCAAAATATAGAAATCCTCTTTTCTTTTGCCACAAGATATTGTATAATAGGAGGGGGTCAGAATTGTAAAAAACGGTTGGTATTATTGTGACCACTGCGGTAAGCGAGCCTTTCCGGTTCGTCCCGATACACGTCTGATCAATTATTTGTATTTTTGCAAAAATTACAGATGTCCAAAACGGCATCAGGTGATTAACCTTGATGTCAAAGAAGAATTGAATATGTTGAGCCGATGAGCCTTTGAGCCGATGAGCCTTTGAACAGTCCACTTTTGAGCGGGCTGTTTAAAGGCTCTTTTTATTTGCCGGCGGGCGTAAAACGACAACAGCCGAAGGGCGTAAAACTTAACGGAGGATGAAAATGGGAGAATCTTTCAGCAAACAGCAGGGCAATCAGGAATTTGAACCGAATCTGCAGACACCACAGCAGGATGAAAAGGAGACTGGACAAAACCGGCATCCGGATTTGCAGCGTGAATCGTCTGATCTTGACAAAAGGCAACCGCCCGAATCAAACAGAACATTTACACGTGATGATTTCAACCGAGCGGTTGCTGCGGAGCGCAGAAAGGCGGCCGAAGAAGCCCGCAACGCGGCTATGCAGGAATTTGAGGAAAAGCAGAACAAAGTCAAACAGCGCCAAGCCGAAGCGGAAAAGTTTTCAAAGCTGCAGGCCGAAGAACAGGTAAGGGTTTTGCAGGAACGTTTAGAGACGCTTGAGCGTGAGAAAACAGAAATCCAGCTTCAACGGGAGGCGGACAATCTCAGGCAGAAAGCGATTGAAAAGGCAACGGCCGCAAAGCTGCCGATCTCCTTTGTCAGCGATATTGATTATCGCAATATCGACGCTGAAAAACTGGATGATCTGATTCAGGATCGATGGAATGATTTTAATCGCGAAGTCGAAAACCGTTTGAATGAAATTCTGCCGAATCGTACTCCGCAGACGCATAAAGAAATCCCGGACCCGTATGCGTGGCAAAAGCCTTCGCAGCCGGCGGGACAGCGCAAACCATGGGAAAAATTTACGAACAGATAGGAGAATGAAAAATGGCGCTTAATTACGCCGAAAAGTGGCAGCCTGAGCTGATTGACATTTTGATTCAGGGTACTTTAACCAGCCCTTTTATTACCACGAATGTCCGTTGGCTTGATGCAAAAACATTCCATTTTACACAGATGAGCACAAGTGGATATAAGGAGCATTCGCGTCAGGGCGGCTGGAACCGCGGTACATATTCACAGACAGATGTACCGTTTACGGTTACACATGACCGGGATGTTGAATTCCTGGTTGATAAGGCGGATGTGGATGAAACAAATAAAACCGCCTCCATTCAAAATATCACTGAAGTATTTATATCGACAAGGCAAGTTCCGGAAACAGACGCCTATTTCTTTTCAAAAGTTGCGGCGCTGGCAAAAACAGCAAACCTTTCAACAAGCACCGCGCTTTCTGGTTACACGAAAGAAAACGTATTTTCAAAGATCAAACAGGCGATTGGCCATGCAAAGCTGCGCCGCTATAAGCAGGGAGGCGGCCTGATCTGTTATGTGCGAACAGAGCTGATGGATTTGCTCGAGCTGTCATCTGAATTCACCAGCACAGTCAACCTTTCTCAGGTGGCCAGCGGCGGCCGCAGCATCGAAACACGCGTCACATCGATCGATGGCGTTTCTATTCTGGAGGTAATCGATATCGATCGTTTTTGTGACAAATTTGAATTCACAAACGGATTTGCGCCGGCTGCCGATTCGCATTATATCAACATTCTGGTTGCAACACCCCGAACCACCTTTACAGTTCCGAAGATTGCCAGTATTTATACGTTTGCACCCGGCGAGCATACTCAGGGCGACGGCTGGCTTTATCAAAACCGGGCTTATTGGGATACTTTCGTCATGCCCAACGGGGTAGATGGTAAAGTTGACAGCATCTATGCAGATGTGGACACCGCAACAGTCACATCGGAGGATGATGGTGGCTGAATTGAAAAAATATTTAAGGAGATGGAAAAATGCGTCTTGTAAGGCTCAATAAGGTCATTGAAGTAAACGACCCTGATCGCATCCGGGATTACAAGCTTCTTGGATATGTGGAGGAAGGCGATGTACAGCCAGTAACGCAGCCGGGCCGTGAACCGATTCCAATCAAGCCGGCGGAATTGGGAGAGATATCCGCGGAAAAAGAAACGCGCAGAGGCCGGCCGAGGACGGTTAACGATCTGTGATAGGAGGCGGCGGTATGAATGTCCAACAGCAAGTTGAAAAGATCAAACGGCAGCTTGGGATTTCCGGCGATGCAGCAAATGATCTGATCATTCGCGACCTTTTTGAAGATTGGAATGCCGCCGCCTTATCAATTTGCAATCGGGATGAAGCAACGCCCGTAATGCAGGCTGCGGTATGTGATGCGGTAGCCGCTGCGTTCCTTCGGAGGGGCGGGGAAGGTATGACGGGCTATTCCGCCGGCGGTCAGTCATACAGCTATGAGGATATTCAAAAAAAGCTATATGATCGGTTGATATCATCGAATCAGAGGGTATACCGTCTATGATCATTAAAGACATGCAGCGTATTTGGATTACAACAAACCGCACAGTCAACCATTATGGAGAAATACAAAGCCACTACACGGATTTGCGTACTGAATGGGTTAATGCGCAGTTCGTTTCAGATGAGCTTGAGGCCAAAACATACGGCGAAGTAACAAACAGCGTCCTTAATATTCGTACAGATACCATTCCGTCGTACAGCAAAGGCGATCACATTTATTTTTCTGAGCCGGAATCAACAGGTATGGTAGAAATTGATGACGTCGAATATATGGAATATCCGCCGGGGGATTATGCGGTTGAAAGCGTAAAGCCAGCCTATATCGGAGGTACTCATATCAGGAATCCGACTATTTGTACGGCGCGGGTGGTAACAAAATGATCAAAGCGAAGATTAAACGGAAAACCAAAGGTCAGGGGCTTCAAGGGGTGAAGGCACAAATCTCGTCCGCCGTCCGTCAGGGAGTTGAAGCCGCTGCGAGAGACACCGCCAGACTTGCCGTTCAATTTGCGCCTGGACCTGTAAAATCGGCGATCCGCGTAGAATTAATTGACATGAATTCAAAGGATGTAATTGCGGCGCGCGTGTTCAACGACACAAAAGTGGTTCCGTGGAGCAGCTACACAGAGTTTGGAACAGGACTCTATGTCGATAACGAGGGCATCAATGATGCAATCCGCTTAAAACGGGCAAAGCGCATTCCTTGGTACATTCATGTGTCAATGGTTCCCAAATCATTCGCTCGATATGGATATCCGCTTGTCACCGGCCAAAATGGCGAACAGTATTGGGAGGTAGACGGCATGAAACCGCATCCGTATATGATGCCGGCGGCGTTCCAAAATCGTGACCGGAATGTACAAGCGGTATTGCAATCGATACAGGAGATGGTGAGGAGTGTAACAGGATAATGTTTCCGCCATATAAAATTGATCGTGAATTATTGACCAAGGTCATTCAACAGAAATTGACCGAGGTGGAAACTCTCGGAAGCGAGCGTGTATTGCTCGAAAATCCGGGGACAACGGCAAAGTTCCCGGTCTGCGTATTATATAACTTCCAGGCGCGGCCCCAAAACTTCAAAGCGTCCTATGCGCTGTCAATCACAATAGAGGTATGGGCGCGGGAATATTATGAAGCACAGCGGATATATCAGCAGGCTGCGGACAAGCTGTCGGAAATCAATTTCGTTGAGGTGGCGCCAACGCCGCAAACAAAAGACCCAATTACCAAAAAGCAACGCTATGGCAGCACATTTGAAGCTGGCTGGAGCGCGATTAAAAACACTTTTTATGTGAACAGGAGTTGATAAAATGGCACAGAATGATCCAAGTTTGACCCCACCCGTAGCATCAAAGTTTACAGAGCTTTGGTATGCATCAACAGAGGATACAAGTCTCAAACAAGTATTCGGCGTTCAGTCCATTCCTACAGTTATTTCTGCGTCAGAAGATATCACATATCGGACGCTGGAATCTGACACTGAATTCAGCGTACCGGGTGTGCGCCCTTATGAAACCATTGAAATCGAAACGCTCTACTATAAAGAGCAGTATGACGCCCTCAAGGCGTTGGAAAGCGCCGGCACAATCCCCTGGTGGTATGTAAAGCTCCCTGATTCTTCGGCTGGAACAAGCGGAAAGCCAACTGTCATCAAATGGCGCGGCGCTCTGTCGGTTGCGTTGTCCGAAATCGCGTTGGATGACATGATCCGGTCGACTCTTACGATTGGAAAATCGACAGTCCCGGAAACAATCGAAGGTTTGCCGTCAGAAGGTTGAGCTATTAAGGAGAAATACGAATGCTTTTAAAAACGAAAAACACCGAATTTGAGACAGAATATACGATTGGCGCTTATACGCGGCTGAAAAAGGAGCTTAAGTGTGACAACTTGCGGACGGCGCTTCTGGTTGCGGCCAAGAGCGAAGATTATGAAACCTTTGCCCGTTCTATCATGGCCTTTTCAGGAGGTCATATCAATCGTATGGATGATGCCTATATGGCGATTGATACATATGTATTTGAAAATGAGTCGACGTATTTTGAGGCGTTTATCCAGCTTGTCGCAGAAATCGGAGAAGCCGGTTTTTTCAAAGAAAAGAGAACGCCGGAGGAGCTGCGCAAGATGGCCGAGGCTCCGGATTTGGCCATCGATATGGACGCGCTTACAGCGGAGGCGGTTCGCATGTTCCGGGGCGAGGCTCTTGGGAAGATGGTGGCGGAAATGGCCGGTACTATTCGGACTGGTGCGAATACATCGACGATCTCCGACCCGCTGCCTATGAAAGCGGAATAAAACCGCTGGAATTTGAGGCCATGACCGTGCAGCAGGTCGCGGAGTACCTTGAAGCATATAGCCGCAAACGGCTGGATGATTTTAAGGAACAGGCGATCCTGCTGCAAGGCCAGGCATTCCAGATTACATCAGGTATTGCGCAATTGCTTGATAAAAAAGCAAAGTTCCGTGGTTTGGATAAGATTTACCCCGAATTGTTTGGAAAGAAAAAAATAGATATCTCCACTATGACGCCGGAGCAGATAGAACGTGCGACAGTCAATGCGTGGAGTGTATTTTTAGGAATCTAAGCCCCTAACAGAGCCTTGAGCCGTGGCGGATTCATACCAGGATGGTGGGCATGTATGGGACAGGCAATTACAGTTGAAGAACTTCAGATCGTCATTTCTGCACAGGTCAAAGATGCATTGCAGGGAATTCAGCAGGTCATGACCAAGCTCCAGCAGATGATGAACGTAAAAATGCCGGACTTGCAGCGGCAGATGCAGAGTATCACGGTGCCCATGCAGCAGGCATCCGCGCAGGTCCGGAAAACAACTGAACAGAGCAGCGAAGCTGTGCGCAAATCAACAGAAGGCAGCAAGAAAAGCCTTGAAAGCCTTTATGCGCAGTTGGGACAACTGAACGCCCGGTTGGAAAATCAGCGAAAAATCTATGATGGGTTGGTTGAAAAGTCGCGGTCCATTTCTTTTAAACATGGAGATAACAGTCTTGAGAGCGCAAGGATTGAAAAAAGTCTTTTGACTGCGGCCGAGACGTATGATCGTCTAAAAGCCAAATCCGATGCAGTTCGTGCGGCCATTGCGAAACTGAAAGAACCCTTTGAGCAGGCGGCGTTGGCCGCAAACAAGTGCGCGGTTTCAACGGAGAAAGTCACCGGCGCTATGGCGGGGAGCGATCCTGCGTTAAACAAAAGCGAACAGGTTATCCGGCGCGTACAGGAAAGCATGGAGAATCTTGCTAAATCTACGGAAAAGTACAAGGATATTGGGAAATCATCAGTATTATCAGTCAATAACATTTCAAGTGGATTTGCAGAGACGAATGCACCGGCAGAGCAGATTGGAAAGACACTCCAACGTATCAAAGGAACCGTAGAACAAGCCGGGAGATCAATTGAAAAGTATGGAACTGTAGAAAAAGCAGTTGTAAACAAAGTAGCAGGCGCTTTTGAACAAGCGGCAGCAGCAGCGGATAAGTATACTACTGCAACAGAAAAAGTAGCAGGCGCTGTAACTGGAGCAACTGCCCCATTAAATAACAGCGAACAGGTTATCCGGCGCGTACAGGAAAGCATGGAGAATCTTGCTAAATCTACAGAGAAGTACAAAAATATTGGGAAATTACCGATTAATGATTTTTCAGGCGGATTGGCAGAAGCCAATGCGCCCGCGGATCAAGTTGATAAGACAATCCAACGTGTCAGGGACGGTACTGAACAGGCCAGAAAATCCACGGAGAAATACGGGAAAGCGGCAAAATCTGCCGCGAGTAAAGCAGCGGGAGCATTTGAAAAGCTGGGCAAGGTGATAAAAAATGCCCTGATTATTGGAGTGTTTTACAAGTCTTTCCGCAGTTTGTTTAAATTCATTTCAGACGGAATTAAAGCAGCTATTTCCGCGCCTGAAATTGAAAATATGTTCAACGTGGCGTTTGGAAGTATGGCATATCAGGCGGATCAATTTGCGCTGCGTCTCAAAAAGGCGTTTGGCGTAGATCAGATTGCGGTTAAGCAGATGCTTGGCACTTTCCAAAATTTCAATGATTCAATGGGAATTGGAGCGCAGACAGCTTATAAGATGTCAACGACTCTGACCCAATTGGCCTACGATATGGCGTCGCTCTATGAAATGGACGTCAATCAGGTGTATGAAAACCTGCAATCCGGGCTGCAAGGAATGCCGCGCGCATTGTACAAATATGGTATCGCCATCACAGACGCAAATATCAGGCAAACCGCGCTGCGGTATGGAATCGGAGAGACTGGGCGGGAACTGACGTCACAGGAAAAAATTATCGCCCGATACATAACTATTTTAGAACAGACCAAGAACGCGCAGGGAGACATGGCACGCACCATCGAGTCACCGGCGAACCAACTGCGCATTTTAAAAAGCCAGTTGACAGCGGCCGGCCGTGCGATTGGACAAGCGTTCATGCCGTTCATTCAAGCTGTTCTGCCGTTTTTGAACGCATTGGCGGTTGTGCTTGAACGCGTGGGGAATGCCCTGGCGCGTTTTACATTCCGTTTGTTTGGGCGCGATTTTGACGCCGAAATGAAGGAGAAGCAAGAAGCTCTGAAAAATTTGGGCGACAGTACGGGAAGTGTGGCAGGAGCGCAGGAGGACCTTGCAGACGGCATCAATGATGCGAAAAAGTCTGCGAAAGGCGCGTTGGCGCCCTTTGATGAACTGACCGTGCTGCAAAAAGATATGGCTGATGCATCTGTGCCGGACATGTCAGGCGGGGCATATGAGTTTCCAGATCTGCCTACGCTTGAGCCGCCGGAGGGTGAATCCCCATATGAAAAGATGGCCGATAGAATACTGGCAAAGTTTACAGAAATATTTAATGAGATCAGAACGTTTTGGGACAAATACTTTGCAGAGCCTTTTGCACAGGCGTGGGCTAAAATAAGCCCGCAAATTGAAAAGCTTAAAGACACTTTCGGGAAAATATTTGCCGACATTTTAACACTCGCGCAGCCATTGACAGATTGGTTTTATAATAATGCAATTCCAATGTTGCAGCAGTTAGTAATAACAGGCGGTGATGTGCTGGCAGGTCTTTTGGATAGCATTAATATGGTTATTCTAGACATCTGGAATGCCCTTTTCCCAATGATACAGGCATTTATAGAATTGGCGCTGCCGGCCATTACAGATTTTGTAACAGAATCGATAAAAACCTTTGGAACTCTATTCGATGAAGTCAAAAAAATATTTGATTTAATTTGGACGGGAGCTATAAAACCTGCATTGGACTTGATCTCACAAATTTGGCAGGACCTTATGCAGGACATTAAAGATTTATGGGATAAGTGGGGCGTAACCACTTTTGAGAATATTCGTGAAACAATTCGAACCATATCCGGATTGTTTCAAAAAACTTGGGAAACGGTTTTAAAGCCTATCTTTGATAAAATATTTCAAGTGCTTGGGGAATTATGGACCGAGCATTTGAATCCATTGCTGGTCAAAATTGGAGATTTTGTAATGACACTCGCAAATGCGGCGATGGATATCTATAACCAGTTCATTGCACCCATTGTAGGATGGTTTATTGAAACCCTAGGGCCTGCGATTTCAGAAACGGTCAATGTGATAATAGATGTAGTCGGGGGACTTTTAGGAGCGATTTCAGATGTTGTTGGGAGCATTTTAGATGTATTGGGTGGGGCCATTGATTTTATAGCGGGAGTATTAACAGGCGATTGGGATCGTGCATGGGATGGCTTGGAAAGGACATTTACAGGTGCGTGGGATGGAATGGTTAAATTTTTTTCTGGTGTATGGGAAACACTCACTGGGTTATTTGATACTCTGATGGAATCAGCAAAAAATGCAGCGGATCGTGTTCTTGAATTTATAGGACTTAAAGAAAAGACGAAAGAGGCAGCAGATGAAGTTGGAGAAGCAATCACAACTGGAACAGAGGAGGGGATCAAGAAGAATTCCAACAAGCCGCAAAGTGCGGCGGTTGATATGATGGACCAATCGATAAAAGGTGCCAAAGAAAAGGCTGGAATTCATTCACCATCGACAGTATTCGCAGAGATTGGTGAAAATTTAATTTTGGGATTGGCAGAAGGTATCCGAAACGGTACATCTACAGCACTTTCATCTATCCAAGAGCTTGTAAATGGCCTGCGGGACGCGCTCCAAACGGCATTCTCTACAATGGATTCTATGGGCGGCGAAGGTGTTGAGGTTGGTATTATGCCTGGACAGGGCGGCATGTTCTATCAGTTTGGAATGCAGCTCATGCAAGGATTGTCAGCGGGAATAACGGCTGGACAGGTGCTTGTAACACAGGCAATTGTTGCGGCCGCTGATACAATCAAAACTGATTTTAAGACACAATTTGAGATTGAAGAATTGTCAGGAGTGTTCACAGAGTACGGACGGACGTTTGATGAAAGCCTTGCAACAGGTATTACCGATAACACAGAATTTGTCTTGGAAGCTTTACAGGGCCTTGCCGAAACTATTGATGAACACTATGCGGAATTCATGGAAGAATTCAGCGGTACTTTCGCGGAAGATATGGACGAATTGTATGAAACCTTATCGGATACGGTTTCGAGCATGGAGGAATCTGTAACTGATGCGACATCACAAATGATTAATTCAATCTCCCGCCTGATTTCACGCATTGAAAAAGCGATAGACCGTCTGTTAGAACTATATGATCTTGGCGGATCATTTGGCGGCGGATCAGGTCGGGATAAAGATAAGTCAAAAACTTCTGGCTCCGGAGAGCGTTCGATATCAGGTCGCACCTTAGATATTCCCCAGTTGGCAAAAGGAGCAGTTTTGCGGCGCCCAACAATTGTCAATGTAGCAGAATATGCAGGAGCTATGAGCAATCCCGAAATCGTTTCACCGCGTAATATTATGTATGATACGGTTGTAGAAGCTAATGCTCCATTAGTATCAGCCATGTCGCAGATAGCGAATCGAATTATTACTGCCATAGAAGAAAATCAACCAATAACAGAAATAGGGGATGATATCATTTATGCAAGCGCCAAGCGCGGCGCGCGAAAATATAACCGCATGATCGGTTCAATTATATAAGAACAGGAACGCCCCGTTATTTACGGGGCGTTCCTGTTCTATCGCAGTTTATCTCTTATATCATATAATGTATCTAATATTTCGCTGATGGCTTTTAATAATGATGCAGATAACATAGTAGAAAGTGCCATTAAAATAAATGCAATAATTAGAGTGAGAAGTTGATTGAATGGTAATGAGGCCCTATCTAAAGTGGAAAGCAGAAAAGCAAGAAATAATATGATGCCTCCAATAGTTCCAGCCAAAATAATCAGTTTCACAAGAACATCCAGGACTTCAACAACATTTGAACGGTTATAGGTTTTAACTAATCGAACCTCTTTTGATTCTTGCACTGGATTCGTACTATTTTGGGTTGATAAGATGTTTAAGGCACAATCAGAGCACAATCCAAGCTTTTCAAATTCGGCCGGGATTTCCTTGCCGCAATTTTTGCATGTCATGGTTTACTTCCCCCCATTGGGTTTTTTACGGATAATAGGGGTTGGGTTTAAACAAGAGCGTAATTAAATCGATCAGCCATCCAATACCTAAAAGACCGCCTGTACATAAATAAACAATTCCAAGTAAAATTTTGCCTTCATAAAATTTATGCACGCCCAAAATGCCAAGGAAAAGACAAAGGAAAAACGCGACCCATTTATTTTTTGCTTTTACACTTGGACCGGATGCAGTTACTGTATTCGTATTTGTATTCGTGTTATTTATAATAATTGTTGGCGGTTGTGGAGCGGCTTGATTTGCTGATGCAGTAGTAACTGAAATATCTTGATCCTGCGACATGGGAGTTCCACAAGAAGGACAAAACTTTCCCGTTGATTCTGTGCCGCATTTAGGACAAAGCATTTTCTATTCCTCCAATCAATAACCATTATCTTTTAAACTTTTTCAATATTATACAATATATTTATACTGATGTCTACTAAAATTTGGTTTTATCTTGACAATATACACTATAAAAAGTATAATTTTGGTGCTAAAGGTAAATTTTAAATGGTGGAGGAAAGAGAATGAAAAAAGTGATATGTTGTCTAACCTCAATTATGTTAATCGGATTTGCTGGCTGTGCCAATGATACAAATCAAACCCATGAAGAAACAAGCAGTAGTAACTATGGACAGGTTACAACACAATCCAGTGAAATAACTGCATCTGGTTCCCTTGAGGCACAAGAACCGGCCCAAACTTCGCAAGAAAGCGGAGAGGTGATTATCAATGAGCAGGTGCTTGTTGACGAGAATGGGATTAAAATTACAGCAACAGGATTTGATGAAGGTGGAATATTTGGTCCTGGAATTAAACTGTTAATCGAAAATAATACAGATACGGATTTAACTGTACAAGCAAGGAATGCGTCTGTTAATGGATATATGATTGATACATCCATTTCGGCGGAAGTTGTTGCAGGCAAAAAGGCGAATGATACAATTGACTTTATGGAGTCTGATCTTGAAACATGCGGGATTACAACATTGGCTGATTTTGAATTCTCTTTTCATATTTTTTCAACTGACGATTGGCAGGAGTATTTGGATACACCGATCGTCCAGGTGAAAAATGCGAGTGTAGATTCATATAATTATGAATACGATGATACGGGTACCCTTCTTTATGAAGGTGAAGGAATTCGTATAATTTCCAAGGGCATGGCAGAAGAAGGATCTTTCCTTGGCCCAAATCTCAAACTGTTTATAGAAAATCTAAGCCAACAGGGAATAACTGTTCAAGCCCGTGACGTTTCAGTGAACGGATTCATGGTTGATACATCACTTTCCGCAGAGGTACTTCCTAATAAACGAGCTAATACAGAATTAACCTTGATAGAGTCTGATTTAGAGGAAAATGGAATTGCAGCAGTAAACGAAATTGAATTGTCTTTTCACATCTTTGAATCGGAAAGCTGGAATGACATTATTGATACAGAGAAAATAACGATTACATTCTAATACTTGGACTGAAATTGAAAAGGGCCGGGAAAGCTTTCCCGGCCCTTTTCTCTATTTATTATTTACACTTGGTTTGTTTGATCCGTCTCGTCATCTTTAGAAGGCTGGACGGCAAAAAACGGCGTCAACAATTGGGCAGTCGAAATGCCAGTAGCTTGACTAAGGCGATCAAGAATTTTAAGGTTAGTATGAACTTCTGCTCGCTCGATTTTCGCATAGCTTTTAACACTAGTCTTGATGCGGAATGCTAATTCCTCTTGACTGATATCATTGATTGTGCGATATTCCAAAAGGTTGCACGCCAAAATGACCCTAGATTCATCGTACTTCATAATTATTTCCTCCCGCCTCGTTATATGACGATTTATGGAAATAATTGTATAAATTAGTCGTATTTTGGCGCAAGAGCGATAAGACCCTTGACAAACTTTTTTAACTGTACAGTTAAAAACACAAAACAGGGTGGCGCACGCCACCCTGTAAATCTGATGTCTTGTTTATTATTGAGCCTTTTTAAGCTCTGTGATCTGTGCAGTATGAGTTTTTACAGTACCTTCCAAGGTACTCACGCGTCCTTTGAGGCTGTCGACCTCCTTGGTAACAGACAGCTTTTCAATAATTTCGCTGTGTTGCTCGGCGATCAGGTTGATTTTGTGATCTTGATTTTCAATAAGTACGCGGGTGTGTCGGGCTTCTTCCTCGATTTTGTCTAAGCGTGCATTGATAGGTTCCAGCTTGACATCCATAAGCTTTGCAATTGCAAGCAAATCGTTCTGATCCAGCATCCAGCTCAACTCCTTTTCTTTACTATAGCATATCCATAGGCGGGCATCAAGGCTTGGGTTCATCTTCCGGGGTGTATTCCAAAATGTCTCCGGGCTGACAGTTAAGTAATTTGCAAAGTTTTGCAATTGTACGAGTGTCAATGTCCCCCCCTTCTTTGATTTTTTTAAAAGTAGCTTGTCCAATGATATTATCTCGTTTCAAAGTATAAGAAGTAATTCCCTGATTAGCCATCATTTTTAAAAGTTTATCATATTTTATAGGCACAATAAAGCCTCCTTTCCAATGGATATTATATCTCTGTTGAATCCCTATAGATAGTGATAAAACATACAAATAATATCACTAATTATTGTGATAAACGTCAATTGAATATCTCTAAAAATAGTGATATAATATAATCACAGGTTGAGGGAAGGCAGACGGGAAGAAGCGAAAGTCTAACCAAGAAGGCAGCGTAAAGCCGGGAACGGATGAGGAATACGGTTCCACAAAGCCCCCCGGTCCTCAACCAGTAGCAAGGGAGAGAGCAACCAAGGAAGGGAGGGGTTGCGAATGAAGTTTAGAGACTTTCAGCGGCTGACCCCAGCAGAGCGAAAAGCCTACTGGGAATCATATAAAAAGCGGCTGACTGGCGCAACAGTCAACCGCTAAACCGCAAGGCTAGCCCCTAGCAAAAGCCTCTACCTTGCTACCTCCATTATACCGAAAAGAAAAGGAAAAAGCAAGCGGAGGTATTCTTATATGGACATCATCAACAGACTTGAGGAGATTCAAATGCAACTGAGAGGATTGTCGGGGATTTGTTCAGTTATGGCAGATGCGATTTTAGAAGGGCCAAACATACCCGATAAGGGTTGTGGGAACGGGTTGTGGCTGATCGCAAGTGTTTTGGATAAGCATCAAAAAAATATGGAGGAAGTAATAGATGTGCTCCATCAACAGAATAGGGAAGGGGCTGCATGAATCAGATCAAGGTAAAAATTGCTTGGCTGCGAGATTTGGCCGGTTCTAATGGAAATGTAAAAAAACAGAGGAGAACGCGTAACACGGTCAAAAATTCACAAAAAAGTTGCACAAATTTTTCAGACAAATAAGGGATACGTTTGGTTTTGTAAATTAGTGTGTTAAATCATTTCAGGCGTCAGACTGTTTCAGTAGTGTTTGAAACTGTTTCAGTATTGAGGAATATTCATTGGAGTTCGTCAAAATGCCGAAAAGCACTTTTGACAAAAAAGGATTAAGTATCCATAATGAATACAGTGAAGCGCGCGGAAACTGATGAAAGGAGAATGCAAATGAATGACATTATGAAAATTGACGGAATCGAGTGCTACGAGAAGGACGGTACAGCTTATTTGAAGCTGGAGGCTGTCGCGCGTGGGTTGGGTTTTACCGAAACAAAAGACAGTAAGGATTATGTGATGTGGCGCAGGGTAGACGGATATCTTGCAAATCTTGGTTTCGGCACTTCTGCCGAAAGGCCCGATTTCATCCCTGAAAATGTCTTTTACAGGCTGGCCATGAAGGCTAAGAACGAAGCGGCCGAAGCGTTCCAGGCTAAGATCGCGGACGAAGTCATCCCCGCCATCCGTAAACACGGCGCGTATATGACGCCCGAGACACTGGAGGCGGCGATCATGAACCCGGATATCATGATCAGGTTATGCACCGCACTCAAGAATGAACAGGAGAAGCGCAAAGCCCTTGAAACAGTAAATTCTGCCCTGACGGTCGACAACCAGATCATGCGGCCCAAAGCGGACTATTTCGACGAACTTGTGGACCGTAATCTGTTGACAAATTTTCGCGAGACGGCAAAACAACTGGAGATCAAGGAAAAGAATTTCATTGGATTTTTGTTGGAAAAGAAGTATATATACCGGGATAAGCGCGGAAAACTACTGCCCTATGCGGATAAAAACAACGGGCTGTTTGAGGTTAAGGAGTGTTTCAACGAGAAAACACAATGGAGCGGTACGCAGACATTGGTCACGCCCAAAGGCCGGGAGACATTTCGTTTGCTATATTTAAGGAATAAGTAGAATTAGTTCGTATTGTTTTCTCCGAAAAGAAGCCAGACGGATTTTTCCTGTTTGGCTTCTTTTTTTGTTATAAATGGCCGGTTCCCAATTCACAAAATACTTATGTAAACATCTTGCGAGATTGGAAAAAATGTGATATTGTTATATTGTGATCTATTACAGCAGATTAGCCGCGTCTTTGTAGTCCTTATAATTTATGCCGAACGTATCGTGGAAACTTGCGAAGCCCGCGATCTGAGAAGAAGTCGGACGGATTGTACCCGTTTGGCTTTTTTTCATTATTTTCTTGAAAAATACAGGCCGATGTGATATTATAGATACAATAACAATGAGCCTTGAGCCAATCAGTTGAGAAAGACTGATTGGCTTTTTGCATTTTCTAATATAATTGAAAATTTTGAGCCTTTGAGCCGATATTCTGCATTTTGCGGGGTGTTGGCTCTTTTTTGCTTTGAGGGAGGGAAACGAAAAATGGAATTACCCCTGTCCAACGTTTGGAAAATAGATGGAAAGGCAATCTTTCAGCCGTCGACATTTTCTGTTAGTCTGGAAGATTTGGAAGTATCCGCAGAACGCACGGCAGATGGGATGCTGCACCGGGAGAGAGCGCGTCAGGGTGTCAGGAAGGTTTCGTTTGCCTATGATGCCATATCACAGGAACAGATTGCAATTTTAATACCCAAATTAGAACCGGTATATTTCGATCTGACATATCCAGACCCGCAGGAAGGCATCAAAACAATTGAGTGCTACTGTTCGACTAAAAGTGCAGAGCTGTATTCTCTCGTATTTTACAATGGTTTATGGCGGGGGCTGCAATTCAACTGTATTGAGAGGTAAGGGTAGACGGTATGGATATCAACCTGTATCAACGGGATGATTTGGAAAAACGCATTATTATCAATTTTGGAAATTATGTATTTTCCCAGGCAGATATTTCGGAGAACCTATCGTTTCAGCAAAGCGTAAATACGGACGGTGATTTTGTCATTGGTGTGGCAAGCTGTGCGCAGATGGATTTCGACATCAACAATATGGCTCAAAAGATAACCGACAGCGATTTAGCGGGCCGGGAATTTACTTATTGGACTGGCGCATTGATATCAAGCGCAAGCAAAAAGGCGATCTATAATATGATCGGGAAAGATATGGTTGTTTTAAACGGTTCTATTGCCTATGCGGGCAGCGGACGGGCACCATATTTGAGCGTTTGGGACTTGGATGAATCCGAAATGTCCGGCCTTCCGGAACAGCCTCCACACCCCGTAAAATCGCTTTTTTTTGTTGATGGCAAATTATACTGTGGGCATGACGAACCGCCGTATTTGACGGCATACGCTGTATCCGGCAAAGAGTTATCAAAGCTATCGGAAATCTCTTTAAATGCTTTCCAAATTGAACAAATCCAACGATTCAATAAAGATATGCGGGCTTTCTTTTTGGAAAGAAAGCTCCAAAGGGAATACCGCACGAAATCTGTCAACGGAGCAGTTGATTTTATTGAGGATACGTTTGAATACAACCAAATCAGCTGTATGATTGCAGATCAGGTCACACGGCAGAATGATAACAAGCTCCATGTAACGTCATATGACTTTATGTGCAAGGCGGATAAGAACATTGATAAATGGACAGAGGGGCTTTTATTCCCAATCAATGCGCTTGAGTATCTGAAAAAATTGTGTGCATTTTTAGAGATTGAATTGGCGTCGCCGGGATTTTTGAATGACGACTATGTAATTCAAAAAAGTTATCGGACGCAGAACATTACCGGCCGGCAAGCGATTCAGTGGGTGGCGCAGATGGCGGGATGTTTTGCAATGATGGATGAATATGGCCGGCTTGAAATCCGTTGGTATCGTAAACGGGATTATCGGATTGACGAGCAGTCATATACCGCGATTTCTTCTGAATCTTATATAACAAAACCAATTGACAAGCTCCAGATCAGCGCCGTCGAAAACGATATTGGCGTAGTAGTACCAGCGGACGATCCGACAAAGACAAACACTTATATCATTCAGAACAATCCGCTGTTCTATGCTTTGACCGATGCAGAACTGCGGCCGGCGGCACAAAATCTGTTTGATGCGCTTAAGTCATTTGTTTACCGGCCTTTCTCGGTTTCTTTTATTTGGGGGAATCCTTTGCTGCGCGCGGGAGATATTGTGACAGTCAAAAGCCGGAAGGGACAGGATTTTCAAGCCGTTGTGATGTCATATAAATTGACGGGTGTTCAGGCGCTTAACGGCACGATGTCGGCGACCGGCGGAGAGATGCGTGAAACGCAGGCCGATCCGGTTAACCAACAAATTCAGGCCTTAAGGATGCGCAGCAATCAATTGGTCATGGACCTTGAGAAAACACAAAATACATTGACAACAATCACAACTGATATTGAAACCGTTAAAGACGATATAACGGGGCTGGATAAATCGGTTGAGACGATCACAAAAGAAGTTGGAAACTTAACGCTGACTTCAAACAGCCTTGTTGTATCTTTCGATGAATTGAAAACCGATCTTGATGGCGTTGTCCAAGCGCAGGAAAGCCACAAACTGACATTTGATAAGGAAGGTCTGACCATTTATAACGGCGGATTTAGAATCAATGATGGGGAAAGGGATATTTTCAGCGTTGCGGCAGACGGTTCGGGCGTACAGATGGTGGGGACCTTTGGTACAGAGTATTCTTATACAACTGGCCAAAACCATGTAGAAACTAGAGGGGTTTGGTTTAAAGAAGGAAGGCTGCAATTTACCAGCGAGGGGAAAGATGCCGCGTATTTTGAAGTTTCTAAATTTTCAGATGGGACAAATTATGTTAAGACCAACGCGTATTTTAATCAATTACATACATCGAGCGTTTATGCACATGGATTTTATCTATGGTTTGACAATGGATGGCGGATGATGTTCCCGTCTCTTGTAGGAGAAACAGATAGTGCTTGGGATTTGAAATTGAGTAAAGATAACTATAGCGGACCTGATTCATGATAAAGGAAGGTATCATATGAAACTATACGATTTGTGCAAGCTGTGTGAATCAGTGGCGAGGCTGAACAAATTAAGTTTGTCATTCCCCAATGCGCGTAGGGTACGAGATTTATACAAGAAGTTGCAATATGATGTGGAGTTTTATTGCCAGGAAGAAGAAAAGGTTATTTGCAGCTTCATTTCAGCGGGAAATGCGCGTCGGGAAGGAAGCAAACTGATATTTGACCAACTGCCTGAAAAAAAAGACAATCAACAGATGATGAGAAAATACATAGAAAAAATAGATGCTCTGAACAAATTGGAAGTAGATGTCCCGTTTGATGGATTGATTACGATATCCACAGATGAAATAGGCGTCCAAAAGATATCAGGTGACGATATTGAAAGGTTATCATCTTTTGTAGTATTTGGAGATGGTTAAATGCGTCGTATCAAGATCACGGACAGAATCATTGAAAGTTATGGGGCCTCTATCGGAGTACAGGGAGATAACCAGGTTGAGACGATTGAATTTGTACGGCCCAGGATGCATGGAGAAATTGACCTATCATTGGAAAGTATTGCTTATCTGAATATTGCGGCAAGCGACGGGTCTACCGGACAGATTGTTTTAGACCAATATGTTGAAGGTGACAACCTGATTTTGAAGTGGGTTGTTGGCAATCAAGTCACTGCCGAACCTGGCCCATTATACGTACAGATTCGTTTGAGTGGGCTTGAAAACGTTATTTGGAACAGTGAAAAAACAATGTTCCAAGTCACAGAAAGTATTCCTGTAGAAAGCCCGCAGCCGGTTGTATTTTATTCGGCCGGCCGTTCAGCGCGTTTGGCTGATCCTGAAACAGAACCGCCGATTACAGTAACAGAAAGAACAATGTTCATCCCTCCAGCGCTTCAAAATATTGCTGTGCAAAATGACCAGAACAGCGAAACTGTAACAATTCTGCTGCCTCGTTATTTCGACGGTCACGATTTGTCACACTATGCGGTCTATTTACGGACAAAAAACAGCAATGAAGGATATGATCCTGTTTTTCTGACGCCGGAAGTTCAGGGGAATCAATTATCAATGCGTTGGACGCTCAAGCCACCGCAAACCTCGTATCCCGGCAAGCTAAGTATACAGCTTTGGGTAACAGGCCAGGATTTTGACTGGCATTCCGCGGAAAACAGCGTCAATATCCTCTCGGAGATAAACGGAGAACCGACTATCCCTATAACACCACCGATGATCGACGAATTGCTTCGCCAGCTTGCGGAATTGGTACAACAGGCAAAGACAAGCGAGACGAATGCAGCGGAATCGGCGCAGGCCGCAAAGGATTCTAAAGACAGCGCGGAACTATCCGCACAGGATGCGCAAAGTTCGGCGGATCAGGCAGCCGAAGCAACAGAGCAGGCGCAAAGGATCAAAGGAGAAATTGACGGGATACAAGATGACTTTCGGCAGGAAAGCGATCAGAAACTTTCTGAAATGGAAAGTTTGCGGGATGAAACACAAGCGATCAAAGATAGTACCGCAGTGAATGTCAGTATTGATTCCAGTGAAGATACCGGATATCGTGTAGGATTTAAACGGGCAGATCAATCAGAACCGGTATGGACACCGCCCCTGCAAGCGAAGGTTAATGCGGGTACGATTACCATGTTAGAGCCTGACGACCTGCCGACGATCACGCAGCGAGGACCGGCCAGCAATCGGACTTTTGATTTTGCCATTCCACGCGGACAGAGGGGCGAGCCAGGCAGGGATGGAGTGAGCGTATCAATAGAAAACGGAATGTATGCATTTGAAATTCGAGATGGATATCTAATGCTGCTATATCCGAATAATACTGATCCGCCGCCCTTGAAGATTAATACAAGCGGAGAGCTTATTTATACGATTTCATGAGGTGGTTTTTATGGCAGAGTTAAATTTGGGCAGGGTTGTAGGTCAAGATGGGGAGCGCGGTGAACCGGGAAAGTCTGCCTATGCATATGCTCAAGAGGCTGGATTTGTCGGTACAGAGCAGGAGTTTTCTTCAAATTTAGCTGGCATTAATGAAAAGGCAAATAAGGCCCCCGACGCAGTGGAAGGCAATATTGCGATCTTAGATGCGGAGGGCAATCCAACAGACAGCGGGAAAAATTTGGACGAGGTTGGCGGAAAGGTCCCCATTGTATCGTCTCCGCCAAGCGATGACAAGATTACATTTTGGCTAAATACCGAAACGCCGGTTGAGGACATCCCGGCTATAGATCCGCCGGGCGCCGCTGAAAAAGCTCTGGAGGACGCGAAAAAATATACAAATGAATATGCTCCTGCAAAACCGCAAGCCGTACAAGGGAATCTTTTGATAGCCGGAGAAAATGGAAAACTTGAAGATAGCGGTATTGCACGGGAACAAGTATCGGCATTATTTCAATCAGAGCCCTTGATATTCTTAAACGGTTGGGAAGACAATGGCGGCTCCAAAATAGCTTTTACTGAAAACTTGATAACTCTATATATACGCGCAAGAGGAACACAATTGGAATTTAATACAGTTATCGCAAGATCCCCTCAAATTCCAATTAAACAGGTAGTTTTTACTGGGATAGTAAGTTCGCTTGATTCACTAGAAAAAAGCCCACTAATACTTGTTTTGGAGCTAAATGGAAATATAAGGGTTGGCGCATCAGGAAGGCCAAATGAAGCTTCAGATCTGTGGGTTAGTTCAACAGCTATTCAATGACGGGGGGATGTAAGCATGGACAGTCTGGAGAAAGCGTTATTGCAGGTGAAGATCCCAATCCAGGAAAAAAATAATTGCTTTTTAAGCGATGAAGGTTTTTTATTTACGCCTTTGAAAATCAATGGAGTTGTTGTAAAAACCGGAAATGAAGTGTATCAAGAATGGCTAAATCTGAAAAATGAAGCCATCATAGGATTAAATTTGACAGACGCCTGGGAACAGATACCGGGAAACATATCTGGAATATCGCAAATTGGAAATTTGGCGCAAATAAATGCAAATATAAAAAGCAAAAGAGAGATCGGCGCAGGGAAAATTATTTTAAATCTCCCGATTAAGCCAATTTCCATGCAATACCCAACTGTTTCTGTGGATGAAGGGCAATACCGGTTACAGTTAAGTCCGGACGGCACATTAATAACAACTGAAATAATCCCGATAGGCACAAGCCTTCACTTGGATTTTTCTTATATCAGTAAAGAGGTGTAAAATGCAGGATAATTTGATTGCAGCGATTCAATATCGTGATCCTAATACAAAAGAAATTAAAATTCTTCCTGCGATTCCGGGAAAATCGGCGTATAAATCGGCCGTTCAGGGAGGATTTACAGGAGACGAAGCGGATTTTAATCAAATATTAGCAGATTTGATGCCAAAAACAGAAATTGAAGAAAAACTGAATGCAAAAGCCGATACGGTTGCTTTAAATACCCTAAAAAATGATTATTATACCGGCACTATTATATCCGAATTTTCTTCGCCCCGTCAATTCCCACATGCTGGGTTGTATCATATCTTAGCAATGACAGAGGAGGTTAATCAACATTTAGAAGACCCCAGTTTTGCAATGACAGATTATAATGTTGGCGATTATTATGCGCAGCTGCTTACAAGTTTTACAGATGCGAACGGCGGTTGCATGTATGGAACGTTGATCGTCACCTCTCCACGTTTGGCCAAGAAAGTATGGGTCGGCCGTGTGTGGGAATATGAAATAAAAGAATGGGTGTTGCTGGCCCATGCATCCGCACCGCAACAGTATGATATGACATTATATGGCGGCCTGTTGGGGCGTGCCAAATATTCTAAAGACCAATTTGGGATGGTTTGGCTTGATATAAATGTACATATAAGCGAGACAGAAGATAAAATTACACATAATTTCCTTGTCAGCCATCTACCGGAAGGGTTCCGCCCGAAAGATAACACGCTTATCCCGGTTTGGGTCGGTAAAGGAGAAAAAGACAACACAAAAATGATAGGAAATATAATAGTTTATGCTGATGGAGGTATTTGGTTTTACATAGGAGACGGCCTTACAGCACGTAGCTTTGCAACACAATGCGGATTTTATATTTAAATTAGAAGGGGATGAGAAAAACGGATTACAAATACTGCAGCGTCATTGATTCGCAAAACAGATACAAAACTTTGGTATTGGTATTTAATGCACTGGACGAAACCGGAGAGACGCAGGAAAAGATTCAGTATTATACGCTTTTGGAAGGGGAATGTTTGGTAGACGCGCCGCCGCCAATGATGCGGCCGTATGCCGGTGCGGATGGGTTTGTCAGACCGGCCTGGGATGGCTCAGAGTGGAGGGAATCCGCCACAAGCGGGGAAATCGAGACGTGGGAGACGGAGCACCCCGCGCCGCCTCCTGTCCCTCTCTCCAAGAACGAACGTATTACAGCATTAGAAACACAGATGACCGATGCGCAGATAGCGATCACAGAAAACTACGAAACGGCAGACGGGCAGAACACAGACGCCATGCTTGCGTTGGCGGAAGTATATGAAACCATGATCGCCCTGCAAACGCGCGTGGCATCCCTGGAAGGTGGTGGGAAAGCGAATGGCTAAAGTATACGCAACACTGATCATGAAAGGCAAAAAGACGCTGGATGACGTTCCGGCGCTGCTCAAAGAACAGGTACAGGAAATCCTTGCTGCTCTTGATGTTGAAATGCAGCGGTCTTAGACCGACTGATCGATGTAGACATTTAGACCTGTCGGGAAGGGGAAAAACCATATGGCGGATGAGAAATGCATCATAGACCCGCAGCGGGATTGCCTTGGGCTGCATAAAGCAAACTCGCTCGAGAAACAAATATCGGAATACCGTACGCAGGCGCGGGAAACACACGCCGATATGTATAAACGAATCGCGGCGTTGGAACGGTCCGGGTCCGCACAGGAGGCGCGGTATCAGGCGATCATGGACAAATTAACGGAGTTGTCCGTCCGGCTGAATGAAGCGCTGGCGACCATCGCGACGCTTAAAGAAAAGCCGGCGAAACGATGGGAGAGTATTGTCGACAAAGCGATATGGGCCGTTCTCGCGGCGGTGATCGCTTTCGTGCTGGGACGTATGGGATTGTAAAAGTGGAGGGATACATATGAAAATCAATTGGAAGGTACGCATTAAAAACCCGCTGTGGTGGATACAGATTGCGGCGGCACTGTTGTTGCCGATGCTGGCATACTTCGGCCTGGCCTGGGAGGATATGACCTCCTGGGGCACGCTGTGGGATGTGTTTCTGCGCGCGGTGCAGAATCCCGTTGTGCTGCTTGCTGCTGCGGTCAGCGTGTTTAACGCTGTGACCGACCCAACTACGGCCGGCGTTGGAGACAGCCGCCGGGCACTCGAATATAAGACGCCGAATCTTGATCGTTAAAAGGGGCTATTTTCATGAATATTAAGGGTATTGATATTTCGTCACATCAGGGAGAAATTGATTTTGAACGCGTGAAGGCGGACGGCGTCCGCTTTGTGATCATCAAGGCCGGGCAGGGCCTTCGGGAAATGGGGACGTTCCGTCAAAAATACCTGCCTGCTGTACTGGCCGCGGGGCTTGATTGGGGCGCGTACTGGTGGAGCGACGCCGTGACGGTCGCCGAAGCTCAAAAGGAGGCGGCGGCATTCGTCAGGGCGCTCGACGGCCTGCGCCCGACTTATCCGGTGTACATGGACCAGGAATATGAATCTCCCTGCGGTAACGCCTGGGGAGTGGGCAAGGGAAAGCAGCTTCGCACCGACATGGCAAAGGCGTTTTTGAAGGTTCTGGAGGACGCCGGGTACTACGCGGGGCTGTACGCTTCGACAAACTGGCTGCAATACTGGGTGGACGACAAACAGCTTGAAGCATATGACAAGTGGGTTGCACAGTACGCCGAAAAATGCACCTACACCGGCAGTTACGGAATGTGGCAGCATCATGGAGACGCGCGGGGGTTTGTAGGGCGTGTGGACGGCATTTCCGTACCGGTGGATATCAACGCCTGCTATCGGGATTACCCGGAGATCATTAGGGCAAACCTGCTCAACGGCTGGAAGAATTCGGACAAGCCTGAATCTACTCCAGATGATGAATCAAATTTAAAAAATGAACTTGCAAATTTACAGTCGAAATATGATGACTTGGTAACGGATTTGCTTTTTCTAGTGGACAAATATAGGAGGTGAGGCATGAAACTGAACATCATGGGGTCTGAATGGACAATCGAGGAACGTTCCGAAAAGGGTGACTCCAGACTGAATGATTGTGACGGGTACGCCGATTGGACGACTAGAGAAATTGTTATAGAACGAGAGATTATCGGCACCCTTGAAGATATGGAGTGTTATATTCGGAAGGTAAAACGACATGAGATTGTCCACGCTTTTTTGTTTGAATGTGGATTGCATGAGTGCTCTGGCAACACAGAGGCTTGGGCTATGAATGAAACAATGGTCGATTGGCTCGCCAGAATAGGGCCAAAGATATATGAAGCTTGGAAAGTAGCCGGAGCTGTTTGAATCTGGAGTTTTTGACCTTTCGGGCAATGTGATTAACCCTGTTGAAAGAACGAAAGGCTGCGGAATACATAACATCAAAATATGAGTAACCGCCTTTAAAAAAACGCAAAAGGCTGTCGCTTTTTGCGATTGATTTAGAGGTGCAGCAATGAAAATTTTTTTGACACAGGAGCAGAAAGAACGGATTGACCAAGATGGTTGGCTAACCGATATGCAGAGAACAGTATTTGAATTGTATTATCGTCGAGGTTGGACGATTGAGGATGTTGCAGCGGAAATAGGGCGTGATCGCCGAACCGTCAGCCGAATTTTGAGGCAATTACGAGAAAAAGTAAAATAGCCAAAATTGCCCGCCTTTACAATTTAAGGCGGGCAATTTTGGCTTTAAAATTTTGCTTAAATATCTTATAATTATCATTTGTGCGTCCTATGGCGGGCGCGCTTTTTTGTTATGATTTGATTACAGGGCAGCGACCGGAGCGGGCGAAATTTCTTTCCGCCTGCGGACAACGCCAAAGGCTCCGGCGGTCCTAAATTGAATACAAGGATGCGTAAGATTGGCAGAATCAAATCTTTATGTAAACAGGTTGGTCATGTTGGGATACGATCAGAAGGCAGCAGAAAAGATTGTCGATCTGTATTCGAGACAGAAAAGCTTGAACAGTCTGGAGAAATATATTTTAGCTCGTGAGGAGGTAGGACAATAATGTACGGTGCTCCCAATTATATGCCGCAGGTACCTGATTCTAATCTGACATTTCAGCAAAGGATGCCGCAATATGGGCATTACTACTCTCCGCCGATGGTTTCAGGCGCCGCACAAATTCAGCAGCCGGCAGAACAGCAAATTATTTGCCGTCCGGTTGCATCAATAGAGGAGGCTCGGGCAATTCCTACCGATTTTTCAGGTGCTTTGATGATATTGCCTGATTTGTCTCATGGTATGGTTTATACTAAGCAATTAAATTTTGCGGATGGCAGCGCGATGTTCCGGCAGTTTAAGGCGGTCGTTGACGAAGCTCCGCGCGCGCAGGTAGAATATGCGCCAGCCAGTGAGCTTGAGGCATTACGCGGGGATTTTGCAACCCTGCGGGGGGATTTTGAACAGCTTGCAGCCATGCTCCCACAAGAGAAACCCAAAATCAATCGGGGAGGTGCTGAAAAATAATGAACCCCATGCAAATGATGAATGTAAACAATCCCGTAATGCAAATGATGCAGATGATGCGCAGCGGTGGAAATCCGATGCAAATACTCCAACAGATAGCCTCACAAAATCCGAAGGCTGTGCAGGCAATAAACCTGATGCATGGAAAGAACTCAAAACAAATACGCATAACCGTCGAAAATATGGCAAAAGAACGCGGAATCGATCTTAAACAAATGGCGCAAAGCCTTGGGATCAATCTTCCCAAATGAAATAAAAGCAAATTCCCTTATCAGTTTACGGGTCTTGAGAAAAACCGCGACCTGTTAGCAAACGGGAATCCCGTTGCAATAAAACTGAAAAGGAGAATGAGACAATGGATGATTTCGGTATGGGCTATGCGCTCGGTTCCGAAAGCGACGGCAACCGCAATAATGGCTTTTTTGGCGGAGAAGGCATTTGGGCTATTTTGCTGTTTGCAATGATCTTCGGATGGGGCAACGGCGGATGGGGAGGTTTTGGCGGCGGCGGAATCAACAGCCCGGCAGGGCAGGGTGCATTGACACGCTCCGATCTCTGCTCTGAATTTGCGTTCAATGATCTTCAGAATGGCGTCCGTGGCATTCAGCAGGGTATTTGTGACAGTACATTTGCCCTCAACAACACAGTGACCAATGGTTTCCATGGCGTAGATACTGCGGTATGCAATCTCGGCTACAATGTGCAGAATGGCTTTAACCAGATTGGCCATCAGATTTCTGATTGCTGCTGCCAGACACAGAATGCAATCCAGAATGTTCGCTATGATATGGCGACACAGGCTTGCGATACCCGCAATCTAATCCAGTCAACCACCCGCGATATCACTGACAACGTCAATGCAAACACCCGTGCAATTCTTGATTTCCTCACGCAGGACAAGATTTCCACGTTGCAGGCAGAAAACCAGTCGTTGAAGCTGGCGGCGTCGCAGGCCGCGCAGAATGCCTATCTGGTTGCGAACAATGATGCGCAGACTGCCGAATTGATTCGCAGGATTGCTCCGCCTCCGGTGCCGTCCTATACAGTACCGGCCCCGTATCCGTATTGCGGGACAGGCTATAGCAACGGCTGTGGTTGCTGAATAACTTTTCCGGCTTTGCCGTGATAAATCGGGGCGGCAGGCAATCGCTTGTCGCCCCTGAATTTTGGAGGGAAAAAAGATGTCTTGTAAATCTGTATGCAAACTTTGCGACCGCCTTGTGATATCGCAAAGCGTCGCTTTTACTGGCGGGAACTTAATTATTAATCTGCCGGCGGGAGGGTATACAGACGGATGCAAATATTGTATTGTCGTTGCCCAAAGTATTCCGGATACAGTGACAATTAACGCGCCGGTAGTCATTACGATTGGAACGGGAACAGAGCAATATCCATTGACAAAATGTGATTGCTCTCAGGTAACTGCCTGCGGAATTCGTACACGGACCCGTTACGCTGTGAGGGTATCTACTTCTGCAACAAGCGGAACATTTAAAATGCTTGGGACACCTTGCTGTGCGCCGACTAATAATCTCCGCAGTATTGATGGCAGTTCTCCGACGCCGGCCCCGACATCAAGAGGAGGTGCATCAAAATGAAACCAGTGACACGTATGTTATTGATGCGCGGAAATAGGCGCGAAGATAATGATAGATATGATTACGGGCGCCATATGTATGATGATCGGGAAAAGGATTATGATCCTTATGACGCGCCTCACGATGCATTTCGCGACCGGCGGGGCCGCCGTCATTATGATAACGGCAAATATGCGCCTATGCGGTCGGCTTATGATGATATGATGTCATATGATTATGATCGCCGTTATACGCACGATCTGCCGCAAAACCGCCGTTATCCTATGGGATTTACCGCGGGAGATGGAGCAGATCATCATGAATCATATCCCCTGCCTATGCGCGGCCAATATGAAGGGCAAGGATATATTCGACGCAGTGGAGACGGGTATCAGATTGGCGGCAGCGTGCATCAAAAAGATGAAAACTACGATAAAGAGTTTGACCGCAAAACCGCCGAAAAATGGGTGTCTCAAATGAGTAAACCGGGAAAGACCGGAGAAAAAGGCGGTAAGTGGACCTACGATGAAGCAAAATCCATTCTCGAAAAAAAGGGATGGAATGTTAATCCCGTAGAATTTTTTGCGGTCCTCAATATGATTTACAGCGATTACGGCAAGACATTGGCAAACTACAATATCAATAATACCGATCTGTATGCTGACTTGGCTAAAGATTGGATTATGGACGATGATGTAGCGGCAGGAGCAGAAAAGACAGCCTGTTATTACTATGATATCGTCGAATAG